GAAGAGACGGAAAAACGAACAATAATCATTCGAATGAGCGACTTCTTATAGGAGTCGTTTTTTTCTACATATTTTTAAGGGAGAGTGTTCATATGGTACGAGCAAAGTTTTTATGTACGCAAAAAGCTGTAAATGTGTCCTTTAAAGGTGGAGCGGAATACGCAAGCATTAAATTCCAACCAGTAATGGGCGGTAGTGATGAGAACAAGTTATTTTGGACTTACACGCCTAGTGGGAACCTTGATATGAGTGTAGTTAATAAGGAAGCCGCAGATAAGTTTGAAGTTGGAAAAGAGTATTACGTTGATTTTACACAAGCGGACTAATGTTTAAACGGAGCGACTTCTTATAGGAGTCGTTTTTTTCATGTTTACAAGTTTACGCTTTTGTATACAGTGGGACAAAAAAAGAAGACCCCCCGGACAGGACCTTCTTTTCCCGGATTCCTCCCATGTTTCCGCATGAAATTCACCCTGGATATTCACTTTTTAACAATCATCTCTTCTAACTTAGTGTAGCACACGAATTATTGGAAATAGTTGAACATTTTGTGAAAAAAAGGAGGGAAGCCCATGCAAATAAAATTCGAATGGCGGCAGCAAGCCCGTCAAATGACGTTTCTAAGAGCGTGTGGTTTAGCCCATCCATTTGAAGGGGGAAAACCATCCCCGGCGGTAGCGAAGGTGATTTCGTATGGGGGAGCGGCAGGTGGAGGAAAGAGCGATGCACTGGTCATGCTATCCATCATCGCGTGCTGTACCTATGCCGGGATTGCCGTGGGATATTTTCGTCGAAAGTTTACGCAATTGGAGGGGGCTGGTGGTGCAATTTGGCGGTCTACTCAACTATTAGCGCCTTTAGTAGATAAGGGCTTGGTGAAGTGGAACGGTGGTTTGTACCGATGGACGTTTTTTAATGGTTCGGTCATTCAATTCGCCCATCTACAGCACGAACAGGACGTACAGAACTATCAATCTCAACAATTTGACATTATTTGCTTCGATGAAAGTACGCATTTTACGAGATTTCAATACCGTTATATGCTCTCCCGAAACCGTTCCAATACCCCAAATATGCCGCGCCCGTTCATGGCAATGGCAACCAATCCGGGAGGTTGTGGACACACTTGGTTCCGAAATGAATTCGTTCGTATCGGAGAACCGGAGCAGGTTTATCCGGTAGAAGTGGAGCCTGGGAAGTTTGAAGATCACATTTTTATCCCGGCAAAACTCTCGGATAACTTAGCCCTGGAAGACCGTGACCCGGAGTATCGACAGAACCTAGAGAATCAGCCGGAACACATCAGGCGACAGCTCTTAGAAGGGGACTGGGATGCAGCCGAAGGGGTGGCTTTCCCTGAATGGCGGCAAGATACGCACGTCATTAACCCGTTCGAAATACCGGAAGAATGGGTTCGTTTTCGTTCGCTGGATTGGGGCTACGCCAAACCGTATTCAGTGGGATGGTACGCGGTGGACTGGGACGGACGTTTATATAAATACCGTCAGTTATACGGATGGGGCGGCGAAGCGGATAAAGGTTCCAAAGAAGACCCGGAGGATGTGGCGGTGAAAATTTGGGAAGCCGAACATTACCGCGATGAAAACGGCGTATGGCAATCGGAAAATATTTGCGACTCCGTGGCCGATGATGCCATTTTTGGCGGACGCCAGGACAATTCCAAAGACATTGCGGAACAGTTCAATGACGCGTTTTTGGACCTGGATAAGAAATATGGCACCAAAACCCTGACGTGGCGGCGTGTAGGGAAAGGACCAAAATCAAGGATTTCCGGGCGTTTAGAAATGCACAATCGTTTGAAGGTGCCAATAGATGAAGCAGGCAAGCCAACGGGGGAAAGACCGATGCTTGTCTTTTTTAAAGGCTGCACTCATTCCATTCGAACGATACCGGAGCTGTTAAACGATGAACGGAACCCCGAAGATGTTGACACAACGATGGAAGATCACAGCTATGACGAGACAAGATATGCGGCGATGAGTCGTCCTCTATCCGCCAAACGAAGTAGACCTGAACTGACCCTAATTCAGAAACACAAGCAAAAGTTGACCAAAGACCGCTACAAAAAAAGATACCTATGAAGGAGGAAACTCATGAATCCCTTTTGTTTTTTTCCATGTGAATATAAAGTGCCTTGTGACACGTTCCAATGCTACAACCGTGCCACTTTCTTTTTAGGAAGAGAGGATGCCCCTAAAAGCACCTTAACGAAAGTTTGTGAACAATGCGCCAATGAACTGATGGACAGTGCCCATGCTATTCGTGGCATTGAAGCGGCTACAAGTGCGGACCCGGTGCCTGAACCGCTACCTTTTGAGGACCACGGTGTAACTGTTGACGGGAAACCGATTGAAGAACTAAGTAACCTGGAATTAAAACGGGCGTGCAAAAACCTGGGTATTACCGGCTACAGCGATAAAAAGCGTGAAGAATTAGTTCGTTTAATCGAAGAAGCGACAAGCTTCACGATAGAGACTAACTAATGGATATTATATTAATTTCCGTCAATATCTTGCTGATAGGCACGATTGTATTTATGGGTGAACGACACAGCGATGACCTTGCTGACTTATATGAGGTACATCAAGAAGAACGAGAAAAACTGCTAGATAGAATTATGGCGAACAATATTCAAGAATATAAAACGGCCAACGGGCTAAACGATATCAAACGTTCCAATTCCGGGAATTATTTGGTGGACCGAATGGAAAAAACCATTAAAAACAAATTTCAAGATATGGAGTAAAGGGGGTGTATAAATGGACCCGACTTCCTTAGAAAAAACCGACCGCCAGACACTTCGTTATAACGAGGAACTCGCGGACTTTGTAAATAAAGAGTTTGATAAACGGCGAAATGAACGCAAGCCTTACGAACTTCAATGGCGACTGAATATGGAGTTTATCAACGGAAATCAATACCTAGATATAGATTCGGAGAGTATGAGTATTCTCGATGTACCGCGCGCTTATTGGTACCAAGAGCGGGAAGTTTATAACATGATAGCCACAATTTCTGAAACAAGAATAGCACGGTTGAGCCGTCAAAAACCATTAATGAAAGTACGACCGGCCAGCTCTGACCAAAGTGATTTATCCGCTGCCAAAGTAAGCTCAATGCTGCTTACCACTGTTTGGCACGATGAAGAACTCGACCGAAAATATGAAAAGTTCATTAGCTGGATGGAAGTATGCGGAACGTCCTTTTTTAAAACCATTTGGGACAAAAACAAGGGACGCGTCCTTCAAGAAGAAGTTCAGGAGAAAGATGGACTAGAAATGGCCGATGACGAGAAGGAAAAAGAATCGGAACAAACAGTGGCACCGACCGACCCGTTCCAAAGCAACGAAAAACGGATGATTCTTCGTGAAGGAGATATTGATACTGAAGTGGTTTCCCCTTTCGAAATCTACCCGGATAATTCGCATGGCGATTTTGATGATTGTCGGAGTGTGATTCATGCGCGCGCCTACCATGTAGACGATATTCAAGACTGGTGGGGCGTAAAGGTAGAACCGGAAAAAGTCGATGTTGTTACCCTTCAAAACGGGGCAAGCGGTATCGGCGGACTGGGGTATTCGGTGGGCAGTTTCCGATACAGTTCGCAATCGTTAGAAAAGCACGCGTTAGTAAAAGAATATTACGAGCTTCCTAGTTTACGTTATCCCTATGGACGAATGATCGTGACAGCGAGCGATAAAACTTTATTCGCTGGTGTTCTGCCGTATCAGTTAGGAGAAGACGGGGAACCAGACTTTCCGTTTGTTCGAGCGGCTTCCTTACCGGTTGTCGGTTGTTTTTGGGGTAAAAGCGTCATTGAGCGCTGTATTCCTATTCAACGAAGATACAACGCCTTCCGAAATCGGAAAGCAGAATATCTGAATCTCGTAACCATTGGGCAGTGGTATAGCCCCGAAGGTACCGTGGAGGACGAAAGTGTTCTTAATAACGAGCCGGGCAATATTATCCGTTATCGCAACATGGGCAACGGGCTTAGACCTGAACCCGTTCAATTTCCTAGTTTGCCAAATAGCTTTGAAATAGAAATGGATGCGCTCATGCAAGAGTTTACCGCCGTTTCGGGAGTTTCCGAGTTATCGAGATTCAGTGAAGCACCAACGGGCGTAAAGTCAGGTATCGCTCTTTCCATTGCAAATGAACAGGATGACACGCGCATTAGCATGACCGCTAATCAAATTAACATCGCCAGCATTGACCTGGGGAAAAAGTGGTTGCGTTTATATCGTCAGTTCGCCCAAGAACCACGCTTAATTCGTTATGTAGGTGGTTCAAGCGAAATTGACCTATTGTACTGGAACGCAAGTGATTTACGAAGTGATGACGTTATTATCGACAATTCCAGTGCCTTAGCGGAAACCCCTAGCCAGAGGAGGCAGATGGTCTTTGATCTCATGCAAACAGGTATCTTCAACCGAATGGAAACCAATCCATTCTCTAGTGAAGGTATCCGAAAAATCATGGAAATGTTGGACTTTGGTTTCTGGGAAAAAGGTATTAGCGAGGATGAAGAACTTCAAGAATCGAAGGCGAAACGTGAAAACCGTCAGTTAATGGAAGGAAACCTTATCCAAATTAACGATTATGACCAAGATGATATCCACATTCGCGAACACTACCGTTTCATGATGAGCACCGATTACGAAGAAATTCTACAGAGTGAAATGGGAATGGCCGTGGATGAAGTGTTCAAAATGCACATTCAATTCCACAATGAGCGCTTAATGATGGTGATGCAACAACAACAATTAATGGATGCCCAAACGGGTACACAAGGCGGAGCTTAAACAAGCATCGTCTTTTTTTATACAAAAAAACTTGACCAGGGATTAGTACCTCTACCTTTTTTACGCGTCAGGGCCATTGGTACAGCGCGTCACCAGGGGGAACGTTACAGTCGCAAAGGAGCAAAAACCATGAGAACCTTTTTATTTCGACTTGATTTACAAATGTTTGCCGCCGATGGCGGGGGAGAATTCGGTGCATATGACCCAAGTACAGTCTATGAAGGCATTGAAGACAATTTCGAAACGGGAGAAGAAGTACAGCCGGAAGGCCAGGGCGAATTTGACCAATTCGAAGAAGGCGAAGAAGTGCCGGTCCTTGATTTTGGCGGAAGAAAACTCTATGCCAACGAGGATTTAATGGGCTTACACAAGGACTACACCGAACAGCAGCGTTACATCACAGCTTTGCAGGACCAGGTTAATGCGTACAAACAGCTTACCGAGCAAACGCAAATGATGCAACAAGCACCCCAACAACCGGAACCGAATGGGATTAGTTCCAATGTGGAGGACTGGAATGAGGAAACATGGCAGCAATTCTATGACAAACCACAGGATGTTATTGGCAGTCTTGTGAGAAATGCCATTCAAGAGTTTGCTAGTGAAACCATTGACCCCATTATCCAAGAAAAACAATGGAATGATGAAATTCTATTCATGTATAACAGCTACCCGGATTTTGACAAGTATGTTGGTGATGTTCAAGAACTCATCAATGCTTACCCGGACCGTTATGCAGAATCGGAAGGCGGACTCGAACAAGCGTATTTCCGAGCCAAAGCGACGAAAGGTTCTGTCGATCCCGCGCAATTGGCGCAAGACCCGCAATTTTTGCAGCAATACGTGATGAATAATCCGCAGGTGCAGCAACAAATGGTAGGTCAATATTTCCAGCAAAAACAACAAACGAATTCGCAAATCCCTACGGCCATGAGCCGTGGAGCAGGCGGATATACCCCACAAACCCCGGACGCCGCCCCGCAAACATTGAAGGAAGCGTCTAGGGCATTTTTAAAAAATCTTGGATACAGATAATAAAAGGAGTGATTGATAATGGCATGGTTAAATATGACAGCGGCTTCCGAAGCGCTAAAAATCAACTATCTACCAGCACTACGTTACCAATTAAATACAGCTAACCCAATTCTTTCGGTGATTGATCGCAATAGTGAAAGTGTAGTAGGTTCCGAGATCCGCATGGCGTTACGCTATGGGCGTCAAGGTGGCGTGGGTAACAGGGCTGAGGATGGAACACTACCAATCCCGAACTCTCGTAAAACCAAGCAAGCAAAATTCGATACAAAGAACTTGTTTGCTCGTATTCAAATTTCTGACAAGACTATGAAAGCGAGCCGTTCCCGTGATGGTGCGTTTGTTAGTTTGCTTGAAGCAGAATTAGAGGATGCACAGACAGACGCGAAGGATGCAATGGCTAGACAGTGTTTCGGGGACGGAACAGGTAAACTAGCTACTTTCTCTGCCGCAACAACTCAAAACACGTTCACCGTATCAAGCACACAATACTTTGTGGAAGGCATGTTCATCGACGTTATGGATAACACCAACGCCGTGAAGGTAACTCAACGTGAAGTGGTAGCGGTGGATGACATCGCCGGTACAATCACGCTTAGCGGCGCGGCGTTCACTACCGTTGCGACAGACTATGCGGTTGTTTTTGGCAACTACGGTCAAGAATTAACAGGCTTCGCTTCTGTATTCAACGTGAATAACACGATTTACGGGATTGATCGTAGCACAAACAAATGGTTCAACCCTACGGTAAAAGGAACAGTCGGTGCGATCTCCGAAGTTGGAATTCAGCAAATGATTGATGATGTGGATCGTAAAGCAGGTGGTAAAACTAACTTCCTATTAAGTTCTTACGGTGTTCGTCGTGCGTACCAAGACCTTTTACTAGCAACAAAACGTACGACAGACGTGATGACACTGAAAGGCGGCTATGAAACTCTCACATTTAACGGGATGCCGTTTGCGGTCGATAAATATGCCCCATCGGGAACTCTTTATGGCTTAGACCTAAGCACTTGGGCGCTCTACCATATCGAGGACTGGGATTGGTTGAATGAAGACGGAGCTGTTCTCCATCGTGTAGCAGACCGTCCGGTTTGGGAAGCAAGCCTCGTTCGTTATTGCGACCTGGGATGTAGTAAACCAAAGGGTAATTTCGTTATGACAGGCGTGACAGAAAAATAATTTAGTTCTATATAAAAAACAACAAGAGGGGGGAAATGCTGCTTTATGTGGTGTTTCCCCCTTTTTTTGTAGCTTACCAAACACCATAAACCAATAGGAGTGATCTGAATGGAAAACATTAAAATTACAGGACATATTTGGGTGCATAAAAACGGGGAACTCGTAGAAGAACGAGATAACATCATCACAACTGCCGGAAAGAACGCTTTGGCTACTCTGGTAAATAGTGCAAGTGCTGGAACGTCCCTTGTTACCCATATGGGTTTTGGTACGTCTGCAACCGCCGTAGCTGTAGGTGATACCGTTTTAGGAACTGAATTAACGATTGGTTCTGGTGGATATAACCGTGTAGCCGTCACTCGTTCCAATCCAAGCGGCAACGTCATCCAATATGTAGCAACACTAACCGGCGTCACAAGCAATCCAACCATTCAAGAAGCAGGACTGTTTTCAGCAGCGACAGTCGGAACGTTATTTGCTCACCAATTAACAGGTGCCGTCAACCTGGCGTCAGCAAGTGACAGTTTGCAAGTTACATGGCAAGTGACGTTCAGCTAAGGGGCTGATTACATGTTTTATTATGTCGCAAAGCGGTTTGTGGGTGGTGACGGATGACCGTTATTGTTTCGGATAGTTTTAATAGGACAAATAACACAAGCACGGTAGGCACAACGGATAGTTATGCCGGGGGAACTAACACAGCGTGGACGGTATACGGTGGGGAGACATATGGGATAAAGAGTAATCAGCTTTATCAAGTAACAACAACCAAACCCGACTACCAATTTGCAGGATTTAATATCGGTACATCAAACGTTAAAATAACTGCAACTTTCGCCAATATGCCTTCATCAGGAGATAAACCATACCTTGTCCTCAGAGCAACTGACTCTAATAACTATCTGTTCCTAATGGGTGGTTCAGGAGCAACTAAAGTATATGAATTAGGTCTTTGTCAAAACGGTGGGACAACTTGGACTACACTAGCATTATCTAGTAATTCTGCGGTAAATGGGGATGTTACAGAAGTTACCTTAAATGGCAATTCGATAATCGTAAAAATAAATGGTACTCAAGTCATTAACACTACAACAGCCTCACAGTCCACTGGAACCTTATTTGGTTTATGTTGCGGCGCTCAACAAGCCGTAACATTTGATAATTTTATAGTTGAGGATTTAAATACCGGCCAAGCCTACACCAAGTCATTGTCTGACACTTTAGCTGCGAGTGATTCCATTACCAAACAAATATCAAGGTATAAATCTCTTTCGGATTCGGTCAATTTTTCCGAAACGTTGACAAAGGTGTTATCTCGGACGAAAACTTTAACCGAAACGTTCACCTTAACAGATTCTTTTGCCAAGACCAGTGCACGGTTTAAAGCAATTACAGATTCCATTGGGAACAGTGATTCCCTTTCCAAAAGCACAGCTCGATATAAAAGTCTTGCTGACACGGTTGCGTTTGGAGAAACTTTTACGTCCGGTAGACTGATTACCAAATCACTAACAGATTCGATTTCATCTAGTGAATCCGTTACTAAACGATTATCGCGGTATAAATCACTGACGGATTCGATTTCATCCACTGACTCTATTAGCGTAACAAAAACAGGCGCAAGCACTGGTATTCTTACGAGCGGATTAGTCGGATATTGGAATTATAAGCAAGACCTTTCGGGAACAACTTGGAATAATATCGCCCCGACCACGGCAGGAAACTATAGCGGCACGCTCATGGGAGGTGCTTCCATTCAAGCCGGCGGGGTTTATCTGGATGGGATTGACGGCAATATCAGATTTCCCAACCTGGTGAATTTTTCATCGGCTGACCAAGCGTTTACAGTGGAAATCAGCCTGAATTTAGCGCGACTTCCGTCTTCTGCTATGGAATCATCTTACATTCTAGGTTCCGATGATTCCCATACCATTACTGTAGATTCAACGGGTTTTTTACGTTCTTATTTTGACCAGTCGCTCTCTTATGCAGCGGGGATCGTTACAGGAACTACTTTTCACATAGCGATTGTTTATGACACCAACGGATATTCTCAAAAAATATTCTTCAACGGGGTGCAGGTTGCCAATACCAGCTCAACATCTGTAACAGAGTTTGCTACGGCAAACTACTTTTATTTGGGCGCGGACCTAAGTATGTTTTACCCTTATTGGACAAAAGGGACATACAAATTTTTAAGGATATACAACCGAGCTTTATCTGGCGCTGAAATTAATCAAAACTATCAATTTGGTGAAGAAATAGGGCTTCCCTTACCAACTGCTTCCAAAACATTTACCGAAACCATTAGCATAAGCGATAGCCCAGCCACGGTTAGGAAAAATGTAAAGATGAAAAGCGTTGCCGATTCCGTCAGTATATCAGAGAGTTTTACCACGAATCATTTCATGGGACCGCCGTGGTACTTATTGGCGATGAAAGCATCAGAATATTGGAATAGAGGGCTGACAGGAAAAGGAATCAAGGTCGGAGTGGTAGATACAGGAATTGGATATCACGAAGGATTGACCGTTTCCGGGGGCTATGATACCTTTCCAACTAACAAAGATTACAGACGAGATGATTCAGGCTTAGGACACGGAACAAAAACGGCTTCGCTCATTGCGGGGAAATTAACGCCTTACTATACGGACGGTGTTCTACAAGGGTATGCAGGAGGAATAGCACCAGGAGTAACACTGTACAGTTTAAAAGTAGAAGACCTTTCAAGCGGATTAGCAGATAGGATTCATAGCGCTTTCACCTGGGCGATTGATAACGATTTAGACATTCTAAATATCAGCTTAAAGTATAGTTCGGCAGATGTACTCGAAAGCTCTTATTTTGACGACTTGAAAAATCATGGGATTCTAGTAATCGCAGGTGCAGGAAACGGCGGCGAAGAAATAACACCGTCAGTTTCGGACCCCTACCCAAGAAGTTTATCCGTTCCGGTTGTGGTTACAGGATTGAACTCTAGCATGGGTACTTCAAATTTTGATTTTGGTTCAACCGTTGACTTCATAGCGCCATCAAGAGATATGACAACCTTTGCTTATAGCAATCCCGCTACTTCAAACGGAGTAGTGCAGTTTGATTGGGGAACCAGTTTTGGTGTTCCTTTAGTAACAGGCGTCTTCGCATTATACAAACAAGCTTTTCCTACGAAAACCTGGGATGAAATTTTTGACCTGATTAAAAACAGTACCCTAAAAATTGACGGTCAAACTGGATGGGACAAATACCGAGGGTGGGGATTGCCGGAACCTAGCACTGAAATATTAGCTTTACCTTATTTTTATATGAAAGATTTATCGGAATCCATTGGTTTCTCAGACGCATTTTATAAGGGGGCCAATGGCTCTAGGACCGTTACTGAAACGATCAACATTTTAGAATCAATTCGAAAAGCTTTGATTAAGAATCAGTCGGATAACGTGGTGATGTCCGAGGTTGAAAACAAAAAAACAACCAAACAATATCTTGACACCTTAACTCAATCAGATACGATGACAAGTTTGAAAGGTAAGACGATTGTGTTAAGTGATAATGTGACGATAGTTGACTCATTGAATAAAATAATTAACAAACTAAAAACCGATTTTGTGGGGTTGTTAGACGAACTTGACATACCATTAAATGTGAGGTTGCCATTATATGATGTTGTCGTGACAACAGAAAAAATGGATGTACACTCTAAAGAACAAGAATTATTTGGCACCATCCATCTGCAAGGCAGTCAGACACTTCATGTGTATTTAGTAGGTCGTCAGCAGCTACACGTAAATTTAACTGGCAAACAAGCCCTAAACGTTAATCTAAAGGGGGTGGTTCAATGACAATGACTAATCAAAATTTTTCGGTATACGCAGGAGATACCAAGAACATCATCATAACAACCACTACAGAATATGGCACTCCTCTTAATTTAACGGGGGCTACAATCAAATGGCGAGTATGCAAAAAAGAGTTCTCCCCTATCATCTTTTCAAAGGAGTCGCCAAACATTACGGTATTTGGAAATGAAATTACGATTCCTTTAGCCCCTGTAGATACGGATAACTTATCCGGTAGCACGCTGTATCATGAGTGTAAAATAACCGATCAAACAGGAAACGTTTCTACTCTTTTTACAGGATTTTTGACAATCAAATAAAGTGACAAGTTCAGGGCTGAAATGGTCTTTTTTTTATGCCTAAAAACGGAGGGAAAGAAATGAAAGCCAGCTATGAACATGAAGTACAAGTACGAATAGAAAAACGTTCCTATCTCATTCCTGTATTCTCCCATGTTTTCGATATACCAAGGCGCGTCTATGAATATGACCCGTCTTTTTTTGTGGTCTTTAATCGAAACAATCAAAAATACGAAATTCATTCCCTGGACTATCCGGAAAACGATACCCATAGCTGTACCATTCCTTATGAGGAATTAGACCAACGCGCCCTAGATCATTTATGGACGAACGATATTCGAGTTCATGGTACTGAAATTTTCAAACGATTAGAGCTTGCCGAAGAAAAGGCGCGAATTCGAGCCGAACGCAACCGAAAAAACTTTGACATAGATTTCGCTAAAGAACATCAAAGCGCCTTTGCGAAAGATGCGTGGACGTTATAAAGGGGGTGAGAAGTGATGAATGTTCAGCAAATTTTAGAAGATATAGACTTGCTTATTCCAAATGCCTTTTCTACCGAGCAAAAAGTCAATTGGATGAATCAAGCACAGTATCAAATTTTCAATGAACTAGAAACCCCTTATTTAACAAGGCCACAGGAAATACGAGTGGATAATTTAAGTTTTATTCCGTATCTGCCCGAAGAATACCATGAATTGCTTTCATTAGGTACGGCGAAACGAATTGCGGAGCGAACTCAAAACTATAAAAATTCCGCAGAGATCGAAGCGCGTTTCATGAATCTCATGAACGAAGCCAAAACCAATACAAGCCCTAAACCCGAAAGTGTGAAACGAGTAAGAAGCTGGACGTAACTTAAAGGAGGAATAAGACATGGTGAGATTAAGAGTAGAAGGTTCAAGCCCATCCAATGGAACTGAAGTTTACAAGCCTAAAAAATCAACACCCAAAAAGAAAAAACACCCAGCGCCAAGCGCACCATTGAAAGCACACCGTCCAACAGGCGGCGTATCTACAACTGCAAGAAAATCCAAGCCCAAGGTTGCTGTCGGAGCTCATTCCAGTGGCGGAGATAAAGGTCCTAAACCAAATGTTGCTGTTGGGGCTCATTCTAGTGGTGGAAACAAAGGTCCTAAACCAAATGTTGCTGTCGGAGCTCATTCCAGTGGCGGAGATAAAGGACAACCAAAGAATATCTCAACTCCAAAAGCAGAAGTAAAGGCAGAGATAATGAACGGTTTGTCACAAGCCCAAAAACAACAACTAATAAATGAAGCAAATGGAAAAATGAAAGGTTCCATGACGAACGCTATGTCACAAGCCCAACAACAACAATCAATAAATAAAGCAAATGAAAAAATGAAGGGTTCCATGACGAACGCTATGTCACAATTCAAAAAATCAACACCACCGGCAACGTCTAATAAAACACAATGGAAAGCCGTGAATGATTCCATAAAACCGGGAATAATGGACGGAAAACCGTGGAAAACCTCACCAAAACCACCGACACCAAAACCGGGAATAATGGACGGGACTCCTTGGAAAACCGTTCCAAAACCAGTAAAGCCAAAACCTGGGATAATGGACGGGACTCCTTGGAAAACCATACCGAGACCAACACCTCCGACGCCAAAACCGGGAATAATGGACGGAAAACCGTGGAAAACCACACATGATAATTTAGCGAGTACATCAGGTACCTATAAAAAGCTAAAAGGTGCCGTGTCATCTTTAACTAAAAAATAATTTCAAAAAGGGGAGCGATAGTATGTATCAGTATGCGAAAGGAAGTTTACAACCGCGCCGTCAAAACGGGATGAATCCTGCAATGTCTGGCCAACAAGTAAATCCGGTTCAGCTTCAAGCCATGCGTGAACAACAACTTCAAGCACAAGGGGCACAACAAACCCAAGCAGCACAAGCGCCAGCGTTTCCACAAGCAAACGGTGGGGCTGGGGTAAATGCAAGCCCTCACCAAATATTCATTCAAGAAGCGTTGAAACAGGGGTACTCTCCAGATATGGTCATGAAATTTTTGGCCAATCAATTAAAACAAAGATAAGGAGATGGTTGTATGAACTTACAATTGATTATTGATGAAGCTGATGTGCGGGTACCAAATGCGTTTGCGGTAGATCAAAAAGTTGATTGGCTTAACGAAATAAATTATGAATTTTTCGATATCGTTAAAATTCCAAAGTCAGCTTCAGTAGCCGTTGACGGAATAGCAACTCAATTTACCATTCCAACGGATGTAAGAGAAAAAAATATCAGAAAAGTTGTGGTCGGCTCAAACTACTATCGTTCGATTGTGTACGAAGAAATTACTGCGGCTTTTAACTATTACACGATTGACGAAACGACAAATAAAATCAACTTTACACCAAAACCGCCAGCAGGAACAGCCGTATTGATATATGACACGATGGGTGTTATCCCATTCGTTTCAACAACCTTAACCGCAATACCTGTAGCGCCAACAGAATATCATTGGATTTATGTATTAGGATTATGTGTGCGGATTGCAAAAGCGATGAGCGATGTAGTTCTTGCTAACAATTACGAAAATGATTACAAAGGTAATTTGATGATTGCACAGCAGAACTATTTAAGAGGGTAAGGGGTTGAAGGAATGAAAAAACCCATTGAATTAAAAGGGAGTGAGTGGCGGGCAACTCCTGTCCCTTCTTCTCTTGAACAAAAAAGAAAGCTACCGGAATTAAAAGGGAGTGAGTGGCGGGCAACTCCTGTCCCTTCTTCTCTTGAGCAAAAAAGAAAGCTACCGGAATTAAAAGGAACTGAATGGCGGGCAACTCCTGTCCCTTCTTCTCTTGAACAAAAAAGAAAACTACCAGAAATGAAAGGAACTGAATGGAGGGTAACATCCGTCCCTTCTTCTCTTGAACAAAAAAGAAAACTACCGGAATTAAAAGGGAGTGAGTGGCGGGCAACTCCTGCCCCTTCTTCTCTTGAACAAAAAAGAAAACCGTCAGAATTAAAATCGTCCTCCTGGTCAGCCTTACCTAGCGAACATTCCAAACCGATTGATCGAATGGATAATCCGAAAATCAAAATCTCTCCTTCGCCCTGGGGGAATATTAGCGGATTGCAAGCACCTAAAGTTATACGCACTTTTGATGGTCTGAATGAATTAACTTCCTTTGCAATTAAAGACACACACGCTACACAGAATAAAAACGTTACATCGGATGCCTATCCGACGTTGAGTGTGCGTTCGGCGTTTACAACATTGCCAGGTGGTGATTTAGGCATCTACGACAACCCGATTGAGGGGATTATGGTTCATTCGAATAAAGAACTTCACGCTATTTATAACGGGGAATGGCATGTGTACAGAACTTCACCAACGCCAGGCTGGACGTTAATCAAACAGAGTCTTTTTGCGCCAAACCCAAACTATAGTTTCATAAACTTCACGGGAAATTTTGCTAATCCTGTGCTAATCGCGGTTAGTGGAAATGCAAATGGCGCCCCATTGAAATATGACGGAACCACGGTAAGCAATCTTGCTAATGCACCTACTGGTGCAACATGTATTGCAACACATGATAACCGAGTATATTTAGCCAAAGGTCAAACCGTTTATTTTTCTGCTCTCCGAAAAGCCGAAGATTGGTCCACGGTGAATGATTCAGGACAAATTGTCGTGGAAACTGCTGATGGGAAACCAATTACAGGATTAGTGGCGGGTTCTGCTCGGTTGACGGTATTTAAAGAAAATACTATCCATGAATTATTCGGGACCAATCCAACCAATTTCCAAATGAAGTTAATCTCAGAAAACATAGGTTCTCCTACTGGGCAAACCGCTCAGGTCATTGACGGGGTTATTTACTTTCTGGGGAATGATGGGGTATATCGCTATTCTGGAGGAAGTATGCCTAATAGTGATTTTTCGATTGCGGTAAAACAAACCTTGTCAACGATCAATTACGATTCGGCCAAATACGCGGTTTCATGGACAATTGGAAAGAAATATTACTTAGCAGTTCCGACGGGTTACAATGATTTTCCGGATACCATATTGGAATACGATACGCTCTATAATACTTGGAATGAATGGTATACTCCGTTTCGATTCGCAACTCCTGGCGTAATTTTCAATGGGGAAATTTGTATAGGCACCAACACGGGTTCGGTGCAAAAATACAACACAAAGGACCTAACTAAAACAAAGGATACGTTAGTAAATGTCCATGGGAATTCTTCGTATGATATTAATTATGAGTGGGTGACAAAACCATTTACCTATGCGTCCCTTGCTGGGGAATCATCGTGGTTTAAATTGTGGATTACAGCAGACATACCGAATGGTTCTACAATGAATGTTTCGTTATCCACGGAGGAAAAAGGAACGAATTTTACTTTAGTGAAAACCGTCAACGGAATTTTTGATGGAAGCGGAACCCAACCTACCCAAATCCTAATACCACTGAATAATTTTCATCATGCTCATTGGATTCGATTAAAATTAGATGGAATAGGTCCGGTTACAATTCATGAAATTACCCGTCAAGAACGGACGTTACCTTTCGGGATGTAAGGAGAGATAAGGAATGGCAACAACCAATCTTCCATCTGTGGCAGGGAAAAAGTCTTTGGACGAAATGATTGACGCAGTAGAAAATATGAGAAAAGAAGTCGAATATGTATTTGATAACTTAGACGGCGATAACTTTGTTGCTGGAACCTTAAACATGTGGAATAAAGATATCGTCAATGCTAACAGTCTTCAAATCGCTGACCCAGGGGTTTCCGAAGGGATTATTTGGTTGAACGGAAATGGATGGAAAATCCACGAAAGCCCAGATGCCGGGGGAAACGCCAAAGGAAATCTACAATTTTTCTTGAATAATACTAGGAAAGCTACGATTTCAACAAGCGGGCAGTTACAGTTATTGGGTGATGCTAGTTTAATCAAATTAATAGGAACCACAAACCCTTTTATTGAATTTTTCATAGACACAACTCGTTCTGGATGGGTGGGTTATGGTTCGCCAGCTAGTCCTACCCTACTGTATCTTAGAAATGAGCAAGGGGATATTTTAATTAATCCGAAAACAACGGCAAATGATGTAAGTATTAATGGTAAAGTAAAAGCCGCAAATCTAGCGGCCGGAAGCACTCTCATTACACCAGTAGCCAACACAACTACTACAAAATCTATTACATTTGGTAAGACGTTTGATTCTCCACCTGTAATGAATGTGTCGGCAAATACCGGAGGTGCATTTACTTATGTGAAAATGGTCAGTTACAGCAACGTAACAACTACTGGGTGTGATATCACCATATATAGAATAGATACGACGCCCACAACTGTTAGTTGGATGGCATATGACCCAAGCTAGATAGGAGGGAAAAAGGTGAGTTTAAAAGAAGTCAACAGAGATTATGTGATGAAACAATTTATCGCTAAAGTGAGCGAACTTTTCCATGAAACAATTATAAAAGACGCTTATATTAAGCAGCTCGAAGAAGAAGTGGACCAACTAAAAAATGGTTCAATTGAGAGTTCTGAACGGGAAAATGAAGTATAATATTAGTATCTACTACTATGTTTGTGAAAAGGAAGGACCCAATACGAGGTCTTTCCTTTTTTTTATGGCGGAAAGGAGCGTGGAAAAATGATTTTAAATCAGGAAACTGGAACAAATAAACCCTGGAAAAAGCCAGCACCCAAACCTTCGCTGGGCAAGCTTCTAAATAGGGAACCTGTAAAAATTAAACCACCGAAAAAAAAGGTGTCGAAACCTTCAGTCGTCCGAAAATCTGTTGTATTGCCAAAAAATACAAAACCGAAGGCGACCACGGCGTGGGAACAAAAGAAAAAGATTGAAACTGCCGCTAAAAAGGTTTCTCAAAGTACGAAACCAGGCCCAACAAAAACCAAACCAAAACCCAAATCCAACGCGCTAGGCGCAGCAGACCTTCGAATAAAAGATGATAAAGGGTACACGGCTGCCAAAAAACCAACGGCAAGCAAAAGTACGTCTAGTTCAACTAAAAGTGGCGGCACTTCGTCTAACGGCACTAGTTCTAACAGCACTAGTTCTAACAGCAATAGCTCAACCACGAAATCAACGACTACATCAAGCGCGACCTACCGTTATGACCAAACGAAAGACCCTGCGTATCTCTCTAGTATTGCGAAACTCAATGACTTATGGAAGCAAGCAAACGGTTATAAAGGACAAATTGACACCATGATGACAGGTGGGTTCACGTATGACCCCGAAAAAGACGCTTCGTATAAGAGTTTACAAACATTAGCAACAAAAAACGCAAAAATTGCAAGCGGAGAAGCATTAGAAACGATGAACGACCGAGGAATTTTAAATTCAACCGTAACTAGTGATCGTCTAGGCCAAATTGAACAAACGGCTCAAGACGCGGTGACGGCACAGGTTCCGAATTTGAAAAATGCTGCCTATGGTCAATACATGGATAAACTGGGCACCTTGAATAATTTATGGAATTCTACTGTAGCTATGGCTCAGCAGGAACGTTCCTTTAGCGAAGATAAGCGGAGATGGGAATTGGGGTATCAGATGGACCAAGACCAATTTAATACCGCTAAAGATCAGTGGAACCAAACATTTGACTATAATGCTGCACAAGATTCAATCAACAATTCGTTTAAGGACTCGCAATTGGAAATTGACCGCCTAAATTATGACTTAAATGCGGTCAAACAATCCCAAGACGCCATTGGCGTGAACAATAAAACAGAAACGCAAAGCGCGATTACGGAACTCTTGTTATACAAAACCAAAGCAGACATTATCAAGCACCTTCAGGATAATGTCGTGAAATATAACCGAAGTGGGGCAAATATATCGGAAATTTTGTCCGCACTGAACAAATATTACCCTGGCATTGAAGACGAAGCACAAGGGAAAAAAACAATAAAATTGCCTAAAAAATGAGGAATGAATCATGAACGTATATGAACCGATGAATATTAAAATGCCATCTAATCCCTATACCGAGGAAGCGTTCCGACAAAATTTAAAGAATACTATCCTTCAAATCCAGCAATCCGTACTAACCGCCGATACCCAACCGAGCGCTACACCCGATTTGAGTTATTCAAACGACAGTCCGGCAACCCCCGTTCCGGTTTCAGGTAATTATTCTGAATACGGCAACTATAAAAATTTCACTAAGGATTTATCTGTTGCTCTTGCTCGCTCCGGAGTTTCTCCGGAATGGGCAAGTGGCATTACAGAATTGGTTAAACGAGAATCCGGATTTAACCCAAAAGCGAAAAATCCAAAAAGCACCGCTCATGGATATGCTCAGTTTTTGGACTCTACTCGAAGCAACTATGAAAAGAAAACGGGGCTTTCTTATGACAATCCTGTGAATCAACTCATTATGATGATGCAGTATGTTAAAGATCGCTATGGCTCACCTGATAAAGCCCTCAATTTTTGGAATAAGAACAACTGGTATTGAAGGGAGGAACGCCAATGTTTGAAGAATTAATACCTCCATCTAAACGGCTAAACAATTTGTTAAGCCAAATCACGATGAACCAATACAACGGACAATCAACGATTCAACCCAACCAAACAGACACTCAACCAACCCAAAACACATACGCCCAATATGCTTCCCAGTTCCCGATGGCGGAAATGGCCAATCCCTACGGAGATTATTCCAGTATGCGTTCTCGATTTCAACAGAATCAAACCGCGCCTGTTTCGCAACCATCTGCGCCTATTTCGCAACCATCCACTCCTGTAAAGGGTAGTGGGGCTCCAAGTGGAAAAGGGGCAAACGCCATTGCAGCAGGGCAAAAGTTTATTGGGAATTCCAAATATGTATGGGGTGCGGGGCGAAAACAATCAGATATTGAAAACGGACGCTTTGACTGTTCGGGCTTTGTCAACTATGCGTTCAAGCAAGCCGGGGTGGACTTAGGCAGCGGCAATACAGATACCATTGCCAAAAAAGGGGTGGCCGTGTCACCGAGTCAAATGCAACCTGGGGACATTGTTTTCTTTGACACGTATAAGAAAAACGGGCATGTAGGTATTTATATTGGGAACGGGAAATTTATCGGTTCCCAGTCTAAAACAGGGGTAGCGGTTGCTGATATGACGAGCGGTTACTATAAGAAAAAATTCAACGGAAATGTCCGTAGGGTTTAGGGGGGGAACGTTTTGTCTAAATGGTATGATTCCAGACAAGCAGAGATTGAAAAACGAAAAAAATATTTGCTTCAACAATTAAACAATAGGCCCCACATTGTTCCAGACGAGGAAGCCGCGAAAAAGTATTATGAGCAGCAAGCGCTCAAAGCACCTACAGTAGTTAAACAAGATACAAGCAAGAAACATAGTTTGCTTGATACGTTACGAAAGAATAAATATACTAGTTCAACCATGAAAGACTGGGATAAAACCTATGGGGACAATGGCGGCTTCGATTTGGGCGATTTATGGGATGCGGCCAAAGATGGCTTTAATGCCAATCCTGTCGTTGGTTACTATGAAGGATTGTTTGGGGGCAAGGATGCAAAAGCTGCCAAACAAACCATTCAAAAAGACGGCATTGCCAAAGGGATAGAAGGGATATATACACGAAGCGGTTCCAACTTTACTGCTGGGGTAGGGAATGTGGCTAAAGGTGTGGGTGATGTACTCAAATATGTGGGTGCTAAAGATAAAAGAACCGGAGTAATGGACACCTGGGGGAAAAGTCTCTCTGATTTTAGTGAGAAAAACTTAGTGGAACCTTACCATGTTGGCTATACAGACCTACCTAATAAAGAAGTCTCATGGAAATCTTTGCTAGACCCTGATTTTTATTCTACATCTGTGATGGAAGCGGCACCGTTTACCCTTGCTTTAATGATTCCTGGGCTTGCCGGGGCAGAAGGCGGTGGAGCAATTGCAGGAGCAACGGCCAGCGCTTTGAAATTCGGTTCATGGGGCAAAACCATTATGACAACCGCCGGACAAGTTATCGGTGGTACAGCTGTATCAACGCCACTAGAATCCGCCTTTGAAGCAGCAGGCGTTCATGACGAAGCAATAAAAGCGGGGCATACACAAGAGGATGCCGACAAAATGGCGGACGAAACGTTTTGGGGAAACATGAAGCTTTTGGCCGAAACCAATGCGCCAGAATTTGCCTTGATGTTCGCGCCAAAAGGAATTAAAAATGCGGTAGACGCGGCAACTGGATTAAAACGTGGGGCAATAGCTGTAGGAAAAATTGGTCTTACTGCTGGCTTAGAGGGCTACCAAGAAGGGGAACAAGAAGCAATTTCTGCAAAAGCCGCAGGCAGAAAATTGGACCCTTCCCAAAAGTTAGAAGCTCAATTAGCTGGTGGGATTATGGGAGCTGGTTCGGCAATAGTCGGAACCGAATGGAAAAGTAACAAGGAGCAAAATAATCAATCAAACAATCAGCAAAGCAACCAACAAAACAATCAACAAAATAACCAACAAAATAATCAGCAACAGTCGAACCAACAAAACAATCAGCAAAACAATCAGCAAAACAACCAACAAAACAATCAGCAAAGTAACCAACAAAATAATCAGCAAAGCAATCAGCAACAACCCAATCAAGAAACACCCGAAGAAATCCTCCAACGATTAGGCGGCGGCAATGCCCATACAATCATTCAAAACAACGTGCGCCAGCGGTTAAGCGATGAAATGCAAACCGAAGTCTCAAATCTCCGCGATGTTTTAGAAACCAACGGGCACCCCGTTGATGATATAGATAATCAAATTAATAGTTATCTTGATAGCACCGAAGAAGGACACCAACTGTTTGTAGAAGAAACAGAAAAATTAACGAAACAATTGCTTGGCCAAAGTACCCAAGAAAATCAGAAAGAGCAGCCAGAATCAACGGCAGCAGGGGAACCAGCCGTTTCACCAACTGTAGAACAACCTACCGCTCAGGTTCCAACCGCTTTTCAAAAGATATGGGAAAGACTCTTGCCAAATAAAAATAAGGGACAGCAAGCACCAGGCGCTTCACTGAGCGATGTAATTCAACCGTTTAACGAACAGGTAGATGCCATTGCAGCCCAAGCGGACCAAATGCAGCAGCAAGTGATGGGCGAGCAACAACCGGTTCAAGAGTCGCAAATTCAACAACCGCAAGCGTCCCAAGAGACACAATCCCTTTATGAACAAGCGAAACAATTAGTTCAACAATCCGGAACCGTTTCCCCGGCTCAATTACAAAATGTGTTTAAAGTAGGGTACCCGGAAGCTGTTCGATTAATTGACCAAATGGAAGCAGAGGGTGTCGTCGGTCCTTACGAAAAAGGCCAACCGCGTAAAGTGTTACAACCGAAAACCCTGGATGAACGCCGCCAAGAACATGAAGCCAAACGAGCAGAAAAAACAGGTCAATCCAAGCCCGAAGCCCTACTGACAGATGAAGAACTCAAGCCGTTATTCGAGGAAGACACCCAACAGTCTACTGACGTGGAAGAAAAACAAATTGAAAATGCCAGGGCAAACGAATTTGAAAACGTAAAGCTAAATAAACCGCTAGAGGAATTAACTCATGAAGAATTAAAGGGAATTTTTCAACGATTTGTAAGCCGGAAAGAAGCTGTAAAGAATACAGAACTGGATAACAGTTTACCAGGACTTTCACAGGCGCAAGAAGTATCAAAACGCACACAAATAGAAGCCTTAGACCGCGACATCGTGAAAGTAAAAGACCTAATGAATAAAGCTCGTCAAAAAGAGCAGCCAAATAAAAGTGAAAAAGAACAAACACCTCCCCAGCAAGACGACCCTGACTATCCAATGGGAAGCATTGTAACTGTCAAAGGGATTAATAAAGAATTAACCGTAACTGATAACAGCGACCCTCAAAAGCTGACGTTGAAAGGCACGAGCGATAAGCCGATCATTGTTTGGCGTCAAGCGGTTGAATCTGTAAAAAAACCGAAGACTACAACCGAAACTAACAAGAATGAGCCGTCGGCAGAAAGTGAAAAACCGGTGGCCCAGGAAGAACCAAAGAAAGAAAAAACAGACGCGGAAAAAGAGATTGTGCCAGACAATGAATTCAAATTATTAACAGGGATGAAACAAATCAAAGGTAAAAAACCGATTGAAGAATTCTCGTCAAAAGATTTATGGCAAGCTCATTTTCACGCACATGAACTAACGAGAAAAGAAAAAGACCCCGAAAAGAAAAACAACCTGGAGCATGACACAGAACAGCTTCGCCTTCTTGCAATTAAAAAGGAGAAAGAAGAAGCTGCAAAACTATCCGAAGATGAAGCGCTGGACATTGTAGCTTGGGAAATGGGGAGAGGAAACACACCGAGTCGAAACCCATTAAACTACATGCTTTCAGAAGGACGCGTAGACCAAGCGAAAGAATATTTCATCGAAAATAACAAAAATAGCGGTTCAAGTGGTAGGAATGGCGTTGGCTACAACAATTTTAAAGCCAATAAAACCAGAATTGATACAAAAGACGGGCGCAATTTCACGGTTTCAACTAAATCACTGTTCGACCGTTATGTGAAACAATGGAAAAAAGAAAAATCGCCTGTTCCTGATGTGGTCAAAGGAACCATAAAGGGCAAGCCTGTCAACGTTATTATGCAAGACATTCCTAAAATGTATCCGCCAGGAACGCCGGATATATATGAATTTGCGGGAAGTGGGCAATGGTACGGTGTGACAACCCACTTGGGCAAAGATGGATTGCACCATTTGGATGAAAGCTATGAATTCAAGATTGAGGAAGAACAACAAAAGGAAACGCCGAAAGAAAAACAACCTGAACTTGTGGAACCGAAAGAAAAAGATTGGAAACAACAAATTGCGGATTTCACCAATGAAAAATCGGACGAAGAAGCTGAAGCTTTTAAAAAGGAATATCCGAAAGGTTCCGAGGTTACGTTCTATCAGCATTACGACGATTCAAACGGGGTAAGAACCTGGACAGGGAAAATCATTTCGCATACCAAAGGCCGTGCCGCCAACGTTCAACAGATTACCAAAGACGGCAAAAAAGGGTTTAAGCAGCTTGTAGAATACGGCACCATCAAAGAATACCGCGAATTTGAAATGGAACAAGACGAGGACGTGGTGGAAAAAGTCGCAAAAAACAGCGCCGAATTCCAAATTTATAAAGATGGTGACTATGTAGAATGGACTGACCGCCAATCTGGAGAAGTAAAAACAGGCTATGTATCGGGCCACGCGTGGGATTCTGATAAGCCAGGAACCCAGCGCCCAGCTGACACCATTCTAGTTCTTGTAGACGGGGAATTCAACAGGAATAAAGGGGTGCGGGCACACGTTCGACCAGACGAAGATCATTTATCTGTTATCGAAAAAAGACCGGAAAATCCATCGGCGGAACAATTCGTGAAAGGTATTTATCGTCACCGACTAGATGTAGACCCAAATGACGTGAAGGCACGAATGGAAGAAGCAGGATATAAACCAGCGCCGCTTGGACAAATTTTGTTATGGAAAAATGAAGTGCAACAAAAACCGGCCCAAAAAACAGCTTCGCCAAAAGAAAAAGAAAAAACGCCTGTTAATCATGAATCGAAGAAACAGGAAAAGACCGGAAAGAAAGAATACGGTGTGGGCGATTGGGTAAGGCTTACCGTAAAAACCGGAAAGTACGTGAAGGGCCAAATAGAGGAAGCAAATGTAGCAAAAAATGAATATACCGTCAAACCGCATGACAATGTGTATTCAGACATCATAATTGTGCCGGATTCTTTATTAGCACCATGGGCGGAAGAACAGGGAAAAACAGATAGTAAAGAGAATAAGAATAACAATGACAAACAGGTAGAGGACGACTTAACGCCTAGTAAGAACGAAATCCTTGTTACTACCCAAGCAGGAACCGAAGTCCCGGTTGCTTATGAAGTAATCTCGTTAAAAGATTTAATTTATTCACATGATGCGTTCGGCACAGTCAACGGGAATTTTCCGCCTTACTTACAGCCAAGGCAACGGGATGCAGCAGATAGCAAAATCCAAGCTCAACACATGGCAAATACGCTAGACCCTTCTCGCTTGCTTGATAATCGTATGGCTAGTGATGGCGCACCGATTATTGGTCCTGACAATGTAGTGGAAAGTGGCAACGGCCGAATGATGGCGCTAGAATACATGTACCTTCATTCGAAGCTATCAGAAGAAAATAGAGAAGTGTATACCGATGCAATTAAAAAGTTCGCAAAAGAACACGGCATATCCGCTGATGGGGTGAAATTCCCTGTATTGGTTCGAAAACGTTTGAATACCTTCAATAGAACCGAGCGTGCCAAGTTTGTTGCCGAAGCCAATGAGTCATCGGTAGCGAGCATGGGAGCAACCGAAACGGCTTTAGCAGATGCCAAGAAATTGAAAAAAATCATTCATTTATTCGTTCCAAGTGAATCCGGTGATGTGAACACGGCTGCTAATCAAGAATTCGTGAAATTATACATCAATGAAGTGGTTCCTTCGACCGAGAGAAGGGAAGTTCGCACGAAGGAAGGTTATCTATCCCAGGACGGAAAAGAACGCCTAGAGAGGGCGTTATTTGCCTTAGCGTTCAATGACGAAAAAGCGATTGCTCGTTATTCCGAAGACCTGGACGATAACGCAAGAACGGTAACAGGAGCTATGACCGATGTTGCGCCAAAGCTTGCCGTATTGAACAGCGAAATTGAAGCTGGAAGCATTTTGTCGGAATTTGATATAAGCAAAGATGTTGTTGCTGCCTTCAATCAATTGGTAGAATTAAGGAGAAAAGGTGAGAACATCAAAAAATGGATAGAGGAAGATAAAAAACAAGAATCTCTATTCGACGATACCAAACTATCTGATTCGGCATATGAACTACTAGCTCAGTTTGACAAGCTAAAATCACGCAATAAAATTCGAACCATTCTCTTTAACTATGTTGAATATGCGTTAAATGACCCACGTTCGGCTGGACAGGACTTACTTGGGGATAAAGCAACAAAAGAGGAATTTTTGCAAATTGCCATAGAGAGGATGAACGGCGGTGGCGACTTATTTGAACTCGAAACGCAAGCACGTCCTGGCAAGGATTCGAAGCCTGGCAAAGAAACTGGAACAAAAGAAAAAGCAGGAGATCGCGGCGAAAAAGAAAAAGTAAGCAAAAAAGTCATTCTCCCACTTTCAGAAGAAAAAGACGATAGCAAGATTGATGATTGGAAACGTAGAGGCGAATACATTGATGCGATTGGTAAATTAATTGACGTTTACCAAACCCATATTCAAAACAGTACCCTACCCACAGGAAATGCGGTTCAAAAACATTTACGCGATATGGGAACTGAGGTATTCGGACGTCCGGTGTTAGAAGATGAATGGTCAGATGCGTTGGAAGCGGCTATTCAGTTAGAAGCTCATAGATTGCGTGTAGAAAATCCAAAGATGACCATTCAAGAAAAAATCGAACAAGGGCAAAGGTTAGAATCCTTATTAAAAAATGCGGGACGTTCTATGGAAAAAATGGACCGTCAACAATACTCTACCCCTATTCCTTTAGCTGAAATTGTTGCGTTTGTAGCTAAACCTGAATTTTGGATGGAAGCGAGAGAGAGTTCTGCCGGCACAGGTTCTTTAGTTCTTCCCATCGCTGAAAAAGTTAAAACTTTAAACGCTTATGATTTGTCGCCAAGACGCGCAGCTATTCTTTCAGCCGTAGCCCAGCGCATTAAAAAAGGCCATGTTCTTCAAGCTAATATGGACGCTTTTAAATTGGACGCGAAAAACTATGGAAACAAAGATTTAATCATTGGAAACCCACCGTTCAAAGGGCAAAACAAAGGCGGCGGCACCGTAGAAATGAGCGGAAGCGCACCATGGAAAGGACCTTGGGGCGACCTCGGAAACCGTTTCTTGAACTGGGATTTACGTTCATTGAAAGACGGCGGCCGATTGGTGTATGTGGTATCTGGCGGCGTAATTGACAATAAGCAAAACGCGGAATTCCGTAAATGGTTAAAAGCTAATCATACAGTTCTGGCGATGGTTCAATTCCCGGCTGGGGTATACGATACGCGCGGAACAAAGTGGCCAACGGGCTTAATTGTGTTAGAAAAAGGAAAAGTGGAAAATGCACCGGCAACGATCACAGGTTCATACGAAACACTTGATTCTTTACTGGAAGCCTTAGAACCCTTAACAGGTGATTCAGTTCCTTCGAACAAAGATGAAGTGAAAAAGGATGAAACCCGTGGATTCAAAGTGGGTGACAAGGTTCGTATTAGCAACGGCAGAATCAACGCCACTATCATAGATTTCAACACATCAAGTGGAAAACCATTCGCGAGAGTGGAAACAGAAAACGGTGGAACGTGGAATGTCAGTGTGGACGAATTGATGAAACCGAAGAAGTCCCAAGACGAAATGTTAAATACCCTAAAAGACTTCTTTGATGAAAACGATGGACCGAGCACACTGCCGGAAAATGTACAGCCGAACAAGTATGATAAAATCCGCAACAGCAAACCAATGTCTCGTTTAGACCGACTAGCAACCAAAGCAGACCAATATTTAAAAGATAATAAAAATCGTATGAACGTCTTACCATTGGATTTATTTGGCGCGGCGGCGATTGTCGGAGCACAAAAAATCGCGCACGGCACGATTGATTTTGCGGAATGGTCTGAACAAATGATAACCGAATACGGCAAATCTTTACGCTTGCACTTGCGCGCTCTGTACGCCCAGTCCGAAGATATGGTGAATTACTCGGACGAGGATTGGGATGAATATTTAGCGTCTGCTAGTTTGGAACATTTGGAAGATAAAACCGAAGATACACAACCGAAAGATACACAAACCGAGGAAGCGCCGCAAGTGATTGAACTGCGCGGTGAAGATGGCGACATACTCACCTATGATGTGATTCGTACCTTCCCAAGCGACCAGAAGTATGACTATACGGAAATTTCCGATGAAAACGGGGATGGATGGAGCGTTCGCTATTCGAACGTTATGAGTCAGCGGTTTTATAAAGCAAAAGAGGACCCAAGTTTGATTGCGATGAAGAGTCAGCAAAACTTACATTCCTTCTTCCCGACTGGGTGGTTGCAAGATACCTTAGTACGGACCGACGATTTCTTGAAAATCCTCAACGGGAAACCATTTGATGTGTATTTTCAAGACGAAGAAACCGCAGACCGCATTCAAAAGATGATGGAAGAAAGAATTCAAGAAAGGGTGAATGACAATGAAGTGGTATCAAACAAAGGTGCAGGAAATTCCGGAACTGGAAATCGTAACGAAAATGCAGACGTACCACATTCAGAATCCCCAAGCGAAACTGCCGGTGGAAGTAAAAGTGGCCGCAAACAACCTAGTGGTAGCGGACGCAAGGGAACTAGCGGCACCGGAACAGTACATGGACAGGAAGACACTACAGAGCCTAATGGAACAAGCGGTGGAAGCACTTCCACATTTACTTCGGAACAAGCAACAGTTTCAGCAAATGTTCAAGAAAAAGCTACAGAACCTAACCGGAGAGAGCCTAGCGGAACTGAATCAAAGGGAACCAGTAATCCAGCTTCTAACGACCTATCAAGTGATACTCGATATGTACCTGGACGTTTAGTAACCGGCGTTCCGCATATGGGCGATGTGACCGAAGCCCCTAACATGCGCTTTGTGAAACTTCCAGAAGAAATGTACCGTGATGAATACCTTCCTCACCCCGTCGTTACAAATGGTGGAGAATGGAAATTATCAGACGTACAGATTGAAGTGGCTATGGCAGCTAAATACAATTTCGATATGGGCAAACAAGGAATTCTCCTTGCGGACGATACAGGAATGGGAAAAACTGCAAGTCAATTAGGGGTTGCGGCTGACGCTTGGCACTCTGGACGCACAAAACGGATTTTAATTGTGACCACTAAAGATCAAGTCGTTACCTCATCTTTCATTCCTGAAAACAAGAAACTTGGATTTGAGCTGCCGATTACTTGGATTTCACCGAACAATCAAGAATACAATAAAGAACACGGGAAAAGTTGGCGAGATGCTGATTTTAACCTCAAAACGAATGAAGAATACAAGCCGTTCCAGGTTGGTGACGGCGTTATTGCTATGTCTAAAACTACCTTCCGTGATTCCCAAGAGTCCGTCATTAAATGGCTAGAGGATGCAAAGGGCGATGTAACGATTTTTATGGATGAATCTCATGAATTCGCTAATCGCGACTCAGGGTTAGGGCAAGCTAACGTCCGTATTTACCAGCGTTTCAAAGATAAAGCGCAATATATTTATTCTTCTGCTACAGCAGCCGAGGATATTGAGGGCTTAGAACACCTCTATGGTCTTCATAAGTGGGACACGGATGGATTTGGAACGTTCAAATTACGATTAACGAGTGCTGACCCGAATATGCGTGCTGGGAAGCGAAAAACAGGAATGGGTGCGTCCTTCGATAAGGCAGGAAATTCGCCGTTCAAACGGGAAATTCCATTAACCATGATGGAACAGATTACCCGCGAACTCAAAATGGACGGTCAATATATTGGACGCCAATTATCTTTAGAGGGCATTGCGATGGAAGGTCTGCCAATCAAAGTTTCTTCAAAAGAAATGGGTGATTGGAACAGAGCGGTCCAATTTATCGGAATGATTGCCCAAAAAGCGGAAATGTATGGACGGAGCAAAGACGGAGAACAAAATCCGAAGGCACGCGGTCAGATCATTAGCCAGGTTGTCGGCTACATGAGAAGGTTGTCAGGCTATTACCGAATGAAATCGGTCATTGCTGATATTCAAAAACAAATGGATTCCGGCGAATTTAAACGATTCGGGATTATTGGGGAATTCAAAAGTGGGGATGACGGCCAGCCAGCGAACCTTTTTGCGGCGATTAACGCCATTAATACGGATGACCCAGTAGATACAGGCGACGATATTATTTACGCGGACATTCCAGAAGCGATTGAAGACAAAGATTATTTATTGTCCATTCTTCGCGGGTTAAATCCAGAATGGGGCGATGAACCGGTTCCGTCTATTCCTTCGCCAATGTCAATGCTATACGATGCGTTTGGCGAGGAAAATGTCGCAGTTATCTCAGGGGATGTCAAAGCCAGCGAACGTCCAAAAGTGGTCAAAGAATTCCAAGATATGAAAAAAAGCGTTATTTGGTTCAATAGTGCCGGGGGAACAGGCGTCAATATGCACGATACGATAGGCGTACCGATTCGAGTGTACACCCAGGATTATCCGTATAATGCCAAAACGCAAAAGCAAGCCGAGGGCCGATTCAACCGAACAGGCCAAGTAACGAAGCCTACCTATGTATATCCGTATTTGAATTCATCGGCTGATACAAAGTTTGTCGGAACGTTAATCGCTCGCTATGAAGCTATGGGAGCCTTATCACGAGGTGACGTAGGGAAACTAGGCGGTGATGAATTAGCGAACTTCGATATGACTGGAGAAGCAGCGGAGATTGCTGTAATGCGAGTGATACCGGAACTTGATGAAAATGTTCGGGCTGAAATGTTCGGGGAATTTTCGAGAGACATCGACTTTACGGCTTTAACAGATGGGATGCTTTATAATCCGCAAGCGGTAAGTAGTGTATTCTCCGGTGATGCCCCGGAAGTGAAAAAGTTTTTAAATGCGCTCATGTTCTTGGATTACGAAACATCAAGCCAAGTCTTTAATCAGTTTGTCGAAAAAATTGCCGAGGTTGAAAAAGAACTGGAAGAACGCGGCGGGGTAAAAGATAAGTTTGAAACCTTCAAAGGGGAAGAAATCGAAACCCAAGTAGGGAAAAACGGGATTCGTTTACGTAAAATCCAGACGATCTTAACCCAAAATCAGCAACGAAAACTTGATTATGATTTAAAGAACGCCCAGGAAAATGAACAAGCTATGGAAAAAGACTATGAGAAAGTAAAACAAGAAACTCTTTCCAAGCTTGAAAAACAAGTGTCAGAAATAACCGCCAAGCAAGAAGAAACCGCTCAACAAATGGCGGACTTAAAAATTAAAATGCGTGAAGTTAAAATGAAAATCCAAATAGGTGAAGCGGACGAAAAAGATATACGCCGTATCCATACCAAACATGACGCCTTATTCAACGAAAATTTCCGACGCCAAGAACGTCTGGATGAAGCAAACAAAAAATTAAAGGGACTAAAAGACGGCAATGAAGAAATTATTGAAACAATTGCAGATATGCGCCGCGCTCAAATTCGGAAGAAAAATGCTCAGTTATTCCGCATGGGAGCAGAAGCAAATATCGAACGGTCCAAAGAAGTGTTGCTCGTCGATGGCAAAATTGCCACAAACGGTCTGTTAGTAAATATTCGCCAGGCCATTCGTAAAGCAGCAGCCAAAGTTTACGGTGGAGAAAGAAATACTCCATCCAGTGCCTTAACGCTTGAACTTCGCGGATACGAGCTGAAAAACAAGGAGAGGGCCATAGGTGCGGTCGTGCCGAAATGGGCCGAGGGTGAGGTTGCTAACGCCTTAGAAGCGCGTATGTCGTACAGCGGAGAAAGTGACGATATTGAACAGCTAAAAGCCTTCTTAAAAGCTGGAAACAAAGTCACTCTGCAAGGCGGCTATGAGCTGGAGTATCAACCGAAGCTTCAAAAATTCCGGATTAATGGTATGACTGTTTCGAAAGATAAGGATTTATTCAAATCTTTAAACAAGGATGGGCCAATCATTGGTTTTGACCCGGTAAACCGCAGCTTTGTGATTGAAAACAACGAAGGATTCAAAAAGTTCCTTGAAAAGTTTCCTATCGTTGAAATGAAAAATCAGCAAGGTCCTTCAGCGAAAAAATCAAGTGGCAGCGACGAACGAACCATTAAAGAGTTTGGCAATACCGGGACGGTACAAAGAGTCACCGTGGACGGCAAGGATTACTGGACTGTGAAATTCAACATTAAAGGTTCGGAGTACAAAAAGTTTAATGATTTCATGCAGAAACACGGGGGAACTTATCACGGCAAAGGGGACAAGGTGAAGGAATTCCAAAGCCGCATGGTCTTTGAAGAATATCCAGAATCTATCTTTGAACCGGAGGAAAGCACTTCCAAGGCGTTTAAATTGGCTGGCGGCGATACGATGCAGCACAATGTATCTCCGAAAACGGCGCAGAAGGTCACACATAAGATTGCGAAAGCCTTAAAAACCGTTCTTCGCCCTGGGAACGTGAGAAAACGCCAAGCAGTCGGTGAATTTAAGCCACATCAATATTCCGGAAACGTGAAATTCAAATGGCTGCACAACCTTCGTGTCACGGCGCACGAACTCGGTCACGCGTTTGAAGAACGTGGATTTATCGGAAATGCAGATGAAATTTTATACATGGGTGAAACTTATTACCCAGCCTGGGACGAGTTAAAAACAGACGAGCAACGAATGTCCGAAGGTAGAGCGGAACTATTTACGGTTTATTTAATCAATCGTCCGCTTGCACAACAAATGGCCCCAACCAGTGTCGCGGAAATGGAACGGATTATCGACGGCGACCCAAAAATAAAGAAAGTATTCGAAGAAATCCGGTCCATCATGGATGAAGAAAACAACAAGGGGGATTTTGAAAAAGCTATCGGTTCCATTGCCATGCCGAGTGAAAAACGGTACGGCCAAACTATCGGGGATGAGTACCAGATGGATGCTGTACCAGAAGGGGTAAACCAACTAGAAGAAAGACGCTATCGAGTGACCGGGTGGTTCAAACGAAAATTAACCGAAACCATTGATTTTAAAATCCCATTCTATGATGTACAGGAAGCAAGGAAAAAGAATGTAAGTAATGGAAAAGATCTCGTAAAAGTGCTGGCGGTAACAGGTAATACCGAAAACATTGCTCGTAAAAACGTGGAAGGCTGGGCGCAAGACCACTTAGGGCGCTATATTATCAACTATGAAAGTGTAGCGGACTTACCTGCCCACCTTGACGACCTTTATACAGAAATGGACGGAATGGACCCAAGAAAAATCACCGGCAAGCAGAAACAATATAACGAACGATTGAAACGGTATTCCAGTGAGTATAAAAACCAAATTAAAAAAGGATTAGACCATGACGCAGCAAAAGAAAAAGCCATCTTAGAAGCCATTTCCTCCCGTAGCTTACAAGAAATTGCCGAGGATGGTATCGTCATGATTGCGGAAGCGGTTGACAATCATGCGGTACCAGACGACTTGATGGATGAAATCAAAAAAATTCGTAAAAACAAAAACAAAGAATCCGCAGAGTTCCAAATTTTCACGTCCGTTATTCAAGCGTACCGCGCCCGTGAACGATACTCTCGCCTAGATGATAAAGGGAACAAAAAGTTCAGCGAAGTGTACATGAGTGAAGAATCCGCTAACCGAGTGATTGCACGTAGTGAACAGGCTTTTCCAGGTCTTAAAAACATCATACGTGAGTATACCGACAACCTAAGCAATATCATCATGACAAAACTTGAACGTGTAGAATTGAGCGACGAAGAAACGCGCGAAACCATTGAAGATGGTTCCGATTGGTACATTCCGACCTATTACAACGAAAAAGGCGCTGGCTTAGGGGATGGGGATAGGAAAGCGGCCAGGAACGTGTTGCATCGTTTCAGAGGACGCCAAGCGGTTGCTATCGACTTCTTGCGTGCGACTACTTACAAACTCCTGGAAGTGGAACAAGCCGTGGAATTTAAGCTCGTATTGGATGAGTTAGAAAAAGCTTTAAAAGAGAAAAACATGGGCATTTTCGGAGAGATCGTCACGCCTGCTCGTGTCGCGGAAATTATTGGTGGGGACCAAATCGCCAAACAAGTAGGCAGCGTGTTAAGAGGTATCTTAGGCGACCAGGCAGTAGACCAAAATAAGTTAGTGGAAGCTGTTGCCGCAAACGTATACCGACGTTTTATGCCAACGGATATGTTGAAAGATTCCAAGCCAATCTTAATGAACCGACACGGCGATAAAGTGGTGTATATGCAGCTTGCCCCTGACCTTTACAATTCCATCAAGAGCATGAAACCAATTCAGCTTAAATGGTTCTTACGATGGGTTGCCAAGTTTTCGAGCTGGAACCGTTATTTTGCGATAAGTAACTGGAAATACATCATGAACGTTCTGTTCCGGGACCTTCCAACGGCAGCGATTCAAAAGAACCATCACGGGAATGTATTGGTTGCTTGGCTTCGCGGGGCGGCGTTATCCGCAGGTCTTGACCCGAAACTAGCCGATATGTACGCCACAAGCGGCGCGTTTATGTCCGCCGAAGAAAACGTGTTGGAAAGTTTCAAACGTGCCAATATCGCGGACGGCTTACTTGAAACCAAAGTAAAAGGGTGGAAGAAAACAAAAGCAGGACGCCTTGTTCACGTTTTTGCGCCAAGCACGATTCTGAAATGGCAGGAACAGATCAACCGGTATGGTGCCTGGGTTGCCAAAGCCAAAGAGCTATCCGCCGAGTATGGAATTGCACCGGAAAAAATCTTTGACGGACGCGAACCACTCACCGCCGACGAACAAAAGAAAATGGAACACATTTTGCTGGAACTGGGGTATGAAGCCAGTGAAATCACTCAGAACTACCGAACCCACGGAACAAATGAAGTGTGGCGACAAATCGTGCAACCGATCAGCTTCTTGCATGGGGGCACACAAGGTCTATACCGGGAAGCGCGGGAAATGAAACAAAACCCAGGGCGTGTAGCTAAGCGTTCAATGGTTTCGATTTTTCCAATAACCGTGCTATTTTGGGCGGCCTTGCAAGCGCTGGACCCGGAAGATAAGGACGATATCACAAGCGAAATGCGAGATAAATATTGGATTCTGCCGGTTGGGAACCATTACTTATTCTTCGCTAAACCTTATGGCTATTCCATTGCTTTCTCTCACATGGAACGCTTCTTAGATGATGCGCTCGGTGGAGAAGGGGCAAGGGATTGGAACGAAGACTTTTTCGGTCCGACCTTAACCAATATCTCACTACCGTATTTACCAATTTACGTTGAAACTCTCGTGAACCTGGCCAACAACAAAAACTGGTATGGTTCGCCAATTGTCAGCGATGAAAAAGCGTCGAAGTTCAAACAAATCGACTCCCAAACATCGAAGATGGCAGAATGGCAAGCGAAAGCCGAGTTCGCTCTTTTCGGGGATGAAAAGTATGTGATCTCTCCGAAGAAGTTTGATTACGCCATTCAGCAAACCTTTGGACAAATCGGGCAAATGACTAGTAATACCATTGACAAAGCTGCCGGTAAAGACAGACAGATTATTACCGGAAATCAAATCAACTTCATCGACAAATCGAGTTTAAGCTCTCGGTTTACTGATAAGTTTTATAACGCCCTCGATGCAAACGAAAAAGAGTATGACCGTGGTATTATCAGCGGCAAGTATGAAAATGGCAAACCACCTGAATTGTTGAAAGCCTATCGTTCCTTACAGACGTACTTGACCGATATGCGCCACGTCCGGGAAGAAGCCCGCAAAGCAGAAGGATTTACCGCAAAACAAAAGATGGAGCTGGAACGCCAGATTAACAAAGCCATGAAAGACCTGGGCCGCTATGGTGCTGGGTACAACATCAACGACCAAGAAAATCTTGATGAAGTCCTTGGCTGGGTAGAACAGTACCGCGAAATCAATAAGTAATAAGTCAAGAGGAGGGATTTTTTCCCTTCTCTTTTTCTTATACCCAAAAAAAGATGGGAGCGATGGCTATGGAAAACCGAGTTGTTAAGGTGGAAGGTGAAGTACACGATCTTCGCCTAGAACTGAACGACTTTAAAACGCGCCTTGCTGTAGCTGAAAGCAACATTCAAGACATTAAAGCTGATTTAACGTCCATCAAAGACAACACGAGCTGGATTATCCGCTTGATTATTAGCGCTATTATTCTCGCTATTATGGGTTTTGTTGCCCAAGGAGGTTTGAAAATCGGATGAAAAAAAAATTAACCTCTCGTAAATTTCTTGTTACTCTTGCCGGTGTTTTAACTGTTATAGCGAACGATTATTTTGGTTTGGGATTAAAAGGTGATTCCGTGTTCGCTTTAGTGTCCATGATTAGCGCTTATGTCCTGGGCCAATCGTATGCTGACAGTAAAAAATCAAAAGGGAGTGAAAACTAATGACAAGCGAAACGAAATATTGGGCATTAGCAAACAAAGCCGCCAAAGAAACTGGATGGTTCCCTGAAACGATCTATACCCAATGGGCCTGGGAAACCGCGCATTTTACGTCCAACAACCTAATTAAAAACAACAATATCGCAGGCCAAACTTGGTATAAGGGATGTGGATACCCAAAAGGCACGTCACGTCCCCAAAACGAAGGTGGCTATTACATCAAGTATCCAGATGCCGCGAAAGGTTATGTGGACTTCATCAAGAAAAATCATCGCTATGACGATGTTAAGCTCGGAAAGACCGTCGAAGAACAGATTGACCGTATCTTCGCCAATGGTTGGGCAGCAGACCCCCACTATGCCGTCGGTTTAAAATCCGTTCATCGTGTGAACCAAAAGAAAGGGGTTTACAAGTTACCGAAAACAGACGCCCCTCCTTATCCTGGGCACCCGCTCAAAAAAGGCACCACAAACACCACTGCCACCAAACAGCTACAAAAAAAACTAGGCATTAAAACTGACGGTGTATTCGGAACCCTAACCAAAGAAGCCGTTATCAGCTACCAGAAAGAACACGGGTTGGTTCCGGACGGAAGTGTAGGTGAACGAACCTGGGGTGCCATGTTCTGAAACGTATTACCACTGACCGACCGCGAAGTTGTAACTAGACACGATTGGTTCTAAAATGGTAAAATGTACATGCGGCTACATTGCCGCCTTGTATTCGCGAACCCACTTCCGGATGCAAGAAAATCCTCCGGGCACTTTCTCCTGGGGGATTTTACTTTTTCTGCCCCTCTAGAATCCATTCTAAGGCCCCTAGCTGGCTCACCACGACGTTTTAAAATCCTTCGCGACCATTTTATCCCTATGAACCTATTAAACTCTTAAACGGCAAAATTCGACCCCGTTCGTCAAACATGGTTTTGTCGGTTTTGTTTTTTGATATTAAATCTCCAATTTACCGAATCCAAATTAAAGGCTTTATAACCGCTTTTTAACATGGCCCCTTTGAATTGATCGTTTGTAATATAAAATCCTAAAGGCCAATTTTCAAATTCACGTTTCAAAATATAGCTGTTGCAACGGTCGTTAATAGTTGCACGGATTCTATAACTCGCATGGATGAAGCTTAATAAATATTTTTGTTTCTGTTCTGTTAGCTTTTCGAATTCATCTAACGCGCATTGATAAAGCTCAATTTTCAAGTCATGTTCGTTCAGTTTTTCGTTCACAGGCATTTCTACATTCCTCCCTCATTGGTCAAGCCAATTGTAAAATGGTATCTATTAAGCTCTTAAACGACAAAATACGACGTTTTATCTGTTATTTATCCAATTCAAATACGTTTCTCTTTGTTTTCTTGCATACTCCATTGCTTGTTCAACGGTTTTAAAATCAGCATCAGACCAACGTATAGCTATCTTTCTAATCTTCGAGTGTTCTAATATTTTGCAGTTATAAACAAAAGAAATTAACACGTTCATAATGCTGTCGTTAAAATTAAATTCTTCTTGCAAGGGTTTAAAAAAATCTAAATAATCTACCTCGTGAATCTCCATATCTTCCGCCTGTTGTTTGGTAGAAGTTGTTTCAAAGTATTTTATTACTTGCTGGTATTTCTCGCTTTTCATTCTTCCTTATCCTCCGGTTTGGGTTCTTGAGTGGCGATTTGCAAATATTCTTGGTTATCCTTTTTAAAGGTTAAGTAATTTAATGTGTAATCCTTAAGTATTCCAATTGTGTTTTGCACAGGACGCGGGCCTTTTTCAACAATTGCTTTTACGATCAGGCCAAATTCATAGCCATTAATAAAATCCCCATCAAATTTATCAGCGGTTTCTTTGATATACATGTTGCTATTGTAAAATTTTTCAATTTCTAAAGGATGCAAAGAATTATAGATACCTTCGCCATGACCATAACCAAAGAGATTTTTTTGATAGATATACTTTTTCACGGCCATTGGCAAGTTCAGTTGATTCGCGTCATTCTGGTTAAGGTTAAGGTTTTTATTATTGCTAAAATCATTATTGCTAAAATCATTATTACTATACGGCGGCTTTTCCGACGCGGGATTTTCCGATGGAGGATTTTCCGTTTTCGGTTCCGCAACCGGATTTTCCGTTTTCGGCTCAGCACCTAATTTTTTTGCTAATTTCGGTGATATTTCACCTTTTTGAAAATAAGGGTTTTCAGATGGCAATTCATATACTTCCCAAACCCATTCCCCAAACTGTCCTTTTTCATCTCTCTCTTGGTATCTATAAACATATCCGTTTATTTCCAATTCTTTAATAGCGGAAGAAACAGCGTCCTTCCCATCTTTTGATTTTTTAACTAAATCAGAACGTCTAATGGTCCAGTCTGTCGGCTTACTGAGGACGTATGCCAACAATCCTTTTGCTTTCCAAGATAATTTTTCATCTTCCAGGCAACGCTTGTCCAATTGCACATATGGGTTTTCTCGTCGTTTGTTTTTTACATATCCACTCATGTTGATCTTCTCCCTCTGTTATCAGAAAACAAAAAAAAGCACATTTTCCCAACCTGTCAGACTACAAGGTTAAAAAAATATGCTTTCCTATTATTTCTAACACAAAGATGTTGCAATGCGTTAAAAATCACGGTAAAATGAAAGACATAATCTTTGAACCCCTTGTTGTGAGAGACAGGAGTTGGAAAAGTCATTCCGTTAAAGTGTTCCACCACTTTAACATTGGGGAATGGCTTTTTTTATTTTTTCTGTGAAATTAGTCTTATTGTAATCTTTAAAAATTAGAAACTCAAGAACGTTTTAACGAACAAAACCCCCCTTCAATAAATGATGGGGGTTATTTTATATCATCGGTATGTCACCCTGTTCTTTATAAATTTTGTTGGAATGTTGCTGAAATAACTGTATATGTCACCGTATGGATGTTCCACCAATTCAAAACTTTTCCGTTTTAGTTCGGCTGGATGAATTTCATATATATCACAAGGCGTTGGAATAAATTTCAATGCTATTTCAGCCGTTTCAAATAAATCCACTCGCCCCCAAAACCCTTCGCTTTTTATGGTTTCACGCGCTTCAATGCGCTCGCCGTGATACAGTTTCTTCGGCAATAAACGCAGCTTATTCATATCCGTTCCCCAATCAATGTTTTTATCTTCGATGACAAGCCGGAAGTCCAGGGCGTCTAATAATCGCATGATATGGTATAAGCCCATCGTGCCTTTCCTACCGCGTAAAACTTCTGTGACGTTTCCAGCATTGACGCCCGCTTTTTCCTCCCAGCTTTTCCGCGAAAACCCTTTATTTTTATATTCTCGATGCAAAAACTTCATAATTTCCTCATGTTCCATCGCGACAATTCCCCCACTCTTGACTGTCTCAAAAAGGCTCCTTGCTGCCTATATGTAATGCAGTGTATTTTTTAACAACAGCATAACAGCAAGGGATGGTATTAAGTATACTGGGAAAAGTGCCATAATTCTGACACAAAAATTACAAATTCTTGTCAGTTTCTTTTTTTCGTTCGGCCAACATGCGATCAGCTATTTCTCTAAATCCTTGGTCGGCATATATTACTTGTCCGGGCATCTTGTGTTGACCGTTACCGTGCCTATTGAACGTCGAAAGAGCAATCCATTTATTACAAAGAGGACAAGGTACTTTATTATCCACCGTCCAAGGTAGATATGTTCCTTTTCCAATTCCTTGTGTTACTTTTCCAATGCGCGGTTGCGTCTTTGGTTTTTCTTTTTTCGTAATTTCATATTTTGGTAGTTTATTTTCTACCGTGGCTGCCGTTTGAATGAAAGTCGCTCCCATTTCCCCAATCAGCAAACGTCGATATTCTTTTTCAATTAACGTGGTAAGAACCTGGGCTTTAGATACTTCAAATTTATCCGAGAATTGCTGGCTTACTTCCTTCTGCCGACTAGATTGAATGTAATCCAGCTTGTCCATTGTTTCATCGTCCAATCGAAATGAACGGGTTTTAGTAACCATTTCTCTCTCCCCTTTTGTGAAACGTCTATAAATTGATTTTAATGTAATACACTGTATTACACAAAGAAAATGGACTGTATTGCAGGTGTAAACATGGAAAATACACCTGTAATACACCAAAATTCCAGGTGTAATACGGTGTATTTCAGGTGTAATACAATGTATTTCAGGTGTAGACGTATAGGAATATTTTTTTGGGCCATACTGGATAAGGGGAAGTCTGACCACTTACGAAACCCTTAAATCAGTGGCGCGTTGGCACTTGTTACATTTGTAGAGGTTTGGTTGGACCACCTTGTGATTTTGCTTTTTGCGGCAATCCTCGCAGTATAAGACCACTCGCTTGCGGGTAAAATCGTTCACGACGACATTCTCTTGCTCTTGGGTAGGAGCTGCTTCTTCAAAACCATCCTCGGTTTCTAACCCCATTGATAGAAAGGCATAAGCAATTACAACGGTCATAGCACCCATCAGAAAATCACCCCAGTTCACGTTAAATCCTCCCTTCCTCTTAAAACAAAATGGATTTCTCCGTTCTTTTGGACTAAATGAATCCGGTAAGCGGCTTCGGTACAGTATTCCTTTTGCAGCTCGTTGACAAGCTGTGGATTATATAACCCTTTTTCCATCAATAAAGCAGCCATTTTCGTCGGTTGCATCCGGCAAGCTGTCGCTAACTTTGTTAGATCAGAACCAACTTTGTTTGTGTGAGAAGTGTAAAAGCGATGAACACGCTTCCCACCTAAGCCTTTCCCCTCTATCATTTTTAAAGACCCCCTTTCGAAATTGTATTGAAATTACAATGTGGAACCGTGTTACAGTGTTACACTTCCCCCAAACAGGGGGGAGGTGGTCATTCCAAAATTAACGTTAAATTAGTTTCTCCACGAACCATAATTGGACCATTGGCTAACTCATTGCTAGGCTGTTTGTTTTCGTTACGAAACACACGACGAGACTTAATATCCTTCTCCATTAAACGCTTCACATACCCACTGAAATTGACGTTTTCAATCCGTTGTAAAAACTCCTTGTCCTGTTCATTGGTGATGTTAAAAGAAACCGATTTTACTACTTTGTTTTTCTTTGCCAAATAAATCCCTCCTTTTTTGTTATTAGTAAATGGTATGACCGTCATACCCAAATAATGACACATAATAGTCAAATAATTTCCAATATACTTTGTGTACAAATGTTAAAATGGTAAAATAGAAGTATCTTTGAAAGGGGGAATTAAAATGCCTTCGAACGGTACATCCAGGCTCGTGATTGAGGTGCCTGTAGAGTTAAAGAAAAGTTTTAAAATGTATTGTACGATGAATGAGATCGCCATGAAAGAAGTGGTTCAGCGCTTGATTGAAAACTACCTTAAAGAAAATTTATGGAGTGGAAATGAAGGCGTAACCATTAAACGCAACGAGTAAAAAAAATAAAAAAACTAAGAGGAATGATGACACTACCATTTAGGAGGTCATCGTTTGAACACCTTAACTATTTTGGAACATGCGGACATCTTAGAGGATTTTAATTCCGTTAGTTTCGAAGAATGGCAAGCCAAGCGTCAGAAACAAGTGGGTATCGGTGGTTCAGATGCTGGGACGCTTTTAGGCTTAAACAGTTTTAAAGATGAATACACCCTTTACTTGGAAAAAATCGGAGAATTGGAACCATCTGTAGCCGGTGAAGCGGCAGAATGGGGACACGAATTAGAACCGATTGTCGCCAATAAATGGGTGGAACGGCACGGAAAAGGACTTGGATTGGAAATTGAACACTTTAATTATCTTCTTGGTTCAAAAGAATATCCGTTTATGCTTGCGAATATTGACCGATTGATACGAAAAGGGGATTCCTTTGGTATTTTAGAGGTCAAAACAGCGAGTGAATATCTAAACGGAGAATGGCAACACGGTGAAATATTGGCCGACGGCACGGGTTCGGGGAAGGTTCCTGAAAAGTATTACGCCCAGTTGCAGCATTATTTCGCAGTAACAGGTTTGGAATGGGGTTACTTTGCTAGTTTAGTAGGTGGAAACAAACTGTACAGCGTTTACGTTGAACGCAATGAAGCTTACATACAGAAGTTGATTGAAATTGAACTTTTATTCTCTCAACGCCTGGAAATGAGGATTCCCCCGGAGATCAACGGGAGCGAAACGTGCAAACAGTTAATTGGCACACTCTTTCCAGAACCGAACGACGAATTTGTAGAAGTCATTGAGGATTCCTTTGGCGAATGGATTTATCGGCGCGATGCCTTGAAGGAGGAAATTGGGCTTTTGGAAAATCAGCTAAATGAAGTGGAAACCAATATTAAAAACTTGATTGCTGATAATAAGGGCGCTTTGTGGAACGGGTATAAAGTTACCTGGGGATGGCGAGCTGGCAAGAAAACGGTGGACCAAAACATCCTCAAAGATAAATACCCAGACATCTACACCGAGGTCTTAACGGAAGGCAAAGGGTATCGCCAGTTAAGTGTAGCCAAACCAAAAACCAAGAAAATTAAGGGGGCTTGATTTCTATGAAACGGTCAGAAATCTTTAAAGAATTCCCAGGTGCTTTTGCCAAATTTCAAGCCGAGGTCACTAATCCAAAAATGACCGCCGACAATCCTTATTTTAAAAGCAAGTACGCGCCGCTAGATGAGGTGCTGAAAGTGGTAAGACCCGTTCTTGCTAAATACGGTTTATCCGTCATGCAAGATGTTTCTACCCACGAAGAACGTACCGATCATGTAGTCATTGTCACCGAAGTGATGCACGAAAGCGGAGAGTGGAAGCAGACTGACCCATTGGTCTTCCCAGCGTTCCAAAAACTAAAAGACGGGCGCCATGAGTTTAACTCACAAGGTGCCGGTTCAAGCATTACCTATGCAAAACGTTATCAACTTCAAGCTGCACTCGGTATTGCTGCTGATAGCGACGATGACGGAGAAACCCAATCCCACGGGACAAGCCATAATTATGCACCACCAAAAACGATAAAAACACCTACAGAAGCTACTTTGAAAGCTAGATTCCAACTGGCAACAGGCAGTGCGGAGGGCTTCGAAGATTATATAAAAGGATTACGCGACAAAGGGCACGATGATGCCTATATTTTAAGTGCGATTGACCGTGCAATGGAGAAGAAAAAAACCCAAAAAACATCTTAAAGGAGAATGAAAAATGGCTTTATCAACGGAACCGAAAACTGTAAATCCTGCAAATTTAAACATAAATCGTGCGAATGTTATATGGGTAGGGATAGAAAACGTGTTGCCGAACCCGTTGAATCCCCGCAAAAATGATTCAATCAAAAGTGAGGAAATGCAAAGTATCATCAAGCGGCGCGGATTTGAAGAACCTCTTGTGGCGTACCAGCGCGGGAAAAACTATGTCTTGTTAGCCGGGCACCGCCGTTTGTATGCCGCAAAAGAAACAAAACAAGTTAAACAATTGCCTATTTTTGTGGTAGAACAGCCGAAATCTCACCAAGAGGAAATTGAGCGCTTGGCCAGTCTCCAATCGGGGCGGGTTCAGTGGTCAAGCTGGGAATGGTGTAGATTTACATTCGAGCGTTGGATTGCCTGGGGCCGTCCGTCTTTGCTTGTTTTTTCAAAGGATATCGCCTTACCACGAAATACAGTGAAAACCTATATCACCGTCATGGATTACTTTCCAAGCGCGGAAATTGAAGCAGGGATTAATACTGGCGTTTATTCCGTCCGCACTTTATTCGATGCTATTTGTTGGTTAAACGAAGTGAAAAAGGTTCATGCGGAAGTGATCGAAGATTTATCGGAAGAATTGGTCCGCCGTTCAATGCTAAATAAGATAGAAACCAAAAAAATTGCCAGCGATGTTTTAAGAAAACGCGGCTATTTTGAAAAAATAAGTACCGAAATGATGAGAGAATTTTTCGTTACCCCAAAAATGACACTCGAAGAACTGATGATAAAGTGTGACTTTGACATCACGGAACGTTCGTTTCACGGTCGTTTGGTGAGCGTGGGGCTTGCTAAGAGAAATGTGAAAAACATTGCACCAAAAAACGAGATGGAAGCAAAAAAAGCGTTTGAAGCATTAAAAGAATTACAGGCGTCTATTTCAAACCAGCTCAAAGATATCGAACACAAATATCCGAAAACAGTCAAAAAAGATGAACTCTTTGAATGGTAAAATAGACCCTGAACTAAAAGGGGGAATTACCAATGATGAATCGTATCGTGTTAGTTGGCCGTTTAACGAAAGACCCTGATCTTCGCTATACACAAAGTGGCGTGGCCGTGGCAACTTTTACTCTTGCTGTTAATCGTCCGTTCGGTGGAAAAGACAAGGAAAAAGAAGCGGATTTCATTACCTGTGTTGCTTGGCGTGCCCAGGCTGAAAATGTAGCGAACTACTTGCATAAAGGTTCCCTTGCTGGAGTAGATGGGCGCTTGCAAACCCGCCATTATGAAGGTCAAGACGGAAAACGTGTCTATGTGACCGAAGTGATGGCCGACAGCGTTCAGTTTTTAGAACCAAAGAACCAAGGTAGCCAACCACCGAAGCAACAAAAGCAAAGTGGAGGATTTACCCAGCAGCAACCTTATGGAAATATTGATATTAGTGATGACGACCTTCCGTTCTAGGAGGAAATAAAATGTATTACTTACTGGATTTAGAGCGTTCAATTCGAACAGAGCGCTTGCATTACTGGAAAAAGAATAAACACGGCTATACTACAATCGTTGAAGAAGCTGGATTGTTCAGTGTAGACGATGCGGTACATATCGCCAATGCGGATATGGACAATTACACTGTGATGATAGATAAAACGGTAGTCGATAAATTGTTATCATGACCATAAAAGGGCATAAGGAAATTTCTTATGTCCTTTTATTAAGGAGTGATAACCCATGTCAGAAGAAATCGTATTGAACGAAAATGACAAAACCGGTCAAGAAGTCAATAAAGTGGAACAGCTTGGGGAACGTGTCGCTGCAACCAAAGAGCAATTACTTGAGGAATTGAACTATTACATCGAGAATCACAATCAATATTTATCGTATATCGGAAGAACCGGCATTAATGACGAGGACACGGACGCGGTATTACTGGGACCTGGATTGCTTGCGAAAATAGAAATGTGGTATGGCCTGGCGCGGAAAGAAGCGTATGCGATAGCTGGAACATGCCGCAATCTGCAAAAATTCTATTTGGCCGCAGCCGAACAAGGAAAATCCAATCAGTATGAGCGGGTGCGCTTGCGCCAATACCACAAGGATATGTCTAGCGCAACGGACGCGAAAGAAGTGGCGCGTCGCATTGGCGGTAGATTAGAAGAACGCGCGGCTAGATGGGAAGGGGAATATCTCAGGTGGCATGGCGCGGGGGATTCTTATGAACAGGTGGGTAATTCGGTGAAGGACCTTTACAAACTAGCAGAATATGAATGGCAGCTTTCAAAAAAGTCATAAAAAATAAATACAGAAAAAGAGGAGACTACCATGAAACAATCTAAAGAAATGACGGTACGCTTTAAAGAAGGAGAAAAAGAAGCAGAAATAAACATCGTCGATTTTAAAATGGAAAATCAACTAGCTTTGCTTGATGGAATGTTTAAGTTTTTTGACATAGATGTTGCGTTTAAGGAGCTCGCTCAAATCAGTCTTCATACTAGACAAGCCTATCATGATTTTTTTGAGGAAACCAATCAGAACAATTGGACTGAAACAAACGAGGAACCAACAGTGGACGAACCTGAAACGAACGCAGAAGTTAGCGTTATTACCAATTTTGAACTGGCGAAACAAGCAGAAATCGCAGATAACTGGACGGTATCATCGACACAAGAAGAATCTCATTGGTACACCGGTATCAAAGTTAAAGGCGGTATCGAACATTACAGACTTCATTACAAATGCCCATCTTGTGGGAAAAGTGGTAATCAATACGTTAAAAAAACAGATCGTAGGGTTGATTGTTACGATTGTCGCACTAAAATGAACGTTCGCCCCGCTACAGACGAGGAATTAGGCCGTGATACGTTTGGCAACTATTTTGTGGCAGGAGACTTTAATCTGAATGTTGGTGGGCAATACAAATGACGTATATAACGTCGTAAAAGGAGATTGTGAAGTGGAAGGAATGCAATTGTTTTGTTTTGTTTGTGGTCAAGAAGAAGATAACATAGATTTTATTGCAACTAATTATGACGAGGAAGAGATATTGGTTTGTAAGGAATGTGATGCCAAAATTTATACGCACATTCAAAATTACAAACATCGTTTAGAACAATTTCTAAAAAAACAAGAGCGAACAGTGAAACTGATTGATTTATTAAAAAAAGAACGCAAGAAAGAAAAAGTGTCTTATTCATTGCTTGGTACCATTGAACATAAACACATCGTTGATTCATTTGGTGAAGAAAATTAGTACACCATAGACACAAAAGTGTCGCGAGGGAGTTGAAGAAAATTATGGTTGAGTACAAGTATGAAGGTATTGAAAACGTTGAAGTAAAACAGGATTTTGAAGTGTATAAGCATGATGATGACGGAGACATTACCGAAACTGTAATTATCAAAAAAGGAACTAAAGGTGTAGTTGAATCAATGGGTTGCAGTAGTGTAAATAACTTTTTGGTAAGTTACGATATTTGTTTTAAGCAAGATGATAATGAAATTGATACTTCTATTTCAGAAGGGAAAATGGAGGAGTTATTGATTTTATCTTAGTTCGCACTACGAACATTTTATGTTGTTGCAAGTTATAAGTAAGTTAAAAAATGTTGTTGTATCAACGTTTTTGCAAACAAAATAAGTTATAGGAATTACTTTTGCAAGTTACAGTAAATTTCGCTATACGAAGATATAACGAAAAGGAGGTGTAGGCTCTCATGTTCAAAATAAAGCCATTACCAAATAGCGGTGGAGATTTTGCTTTGTACTATCAAGGCCATTTCGTAAAAGCTGGGACAAAGGACAGTTTAAAATCAGATATTGCAGATACACAATCGAAGCCAAAAGAATACAAAAGGGTTTTTCATTGCTTGCCAAATTGCACCGAATGTTGCCAGCAACACGTTGGAGTTTCCCAAACTGAACTATTCAGGATTCGACGGGCCGTTCGGAAATTAGGAGAAACGGAGCAACAACGATTGAAGGACCAACCCAGGGACGTGACCTGTTGCCCGCTACTGGACATTGAAAAAGGGGTTTGTTCCGTGTACGAGAAGCGTCCCGACATATGCCGAGACTTCGGAAGCTGCACCGGTGCGCTTTCTTGTTCCTACAACCTAGATATAACGTTAAACGATGTAGAGTCGCATTTTATATCCATGATAAACGATCGTAACCGCGATATTATCGGACGATTAGGGAACGATTACACCTGGGAAAAAGGATTGTTATGAAAGGATTGTGAGGCAACATGAAAATTAATCGAGTAAACCACGACGATATTCTTCGAGGTATCGAGGAAACACTGGAAAAAGAAACTGGGCAAAAGATATTCACCATGCGAGTAATGAATGACCGAGAGCAGAACAACGACATCCACCTGGAAGTTTTGGTGGTATTCGAGGACAAATCGGTTTTAATGAACAGGATTGTCGTTGTAACAACCGATGGTAAATTAGCACTTCGGATGCAGGGGAATTTTATTTAAAGGCACCAAACACCAGAAAAAGCAGCCCTTTAGGAAGGCCGCTTTTTCTGGTGTTTGGCTGGAAGATCGAACAATGAATAGTTTTTGCATCGGAATTATTAGTACCGGTTCGGGATTCCACCCCCATAGGTGAACCGGACAAAGATTGTTGCCGGTACCTTGAGTATAATTTTCAGGTCATCGAAGGGGAAGTGAACATTTCATGAACAATGATTACTGGATTCGAAAGGTAGAATGGCAGCACAAAGAAATTGAACGATACAAAAAAGAACTCCTGGAAGCGAAAGAACAGTACGAATGGTTAGAAAAAACCACAGCAAGATGGATGAACGATTGCCTGGAACAAACCAAGCTTGCCAACCGATATAAAGGCGAGGTTGAGGAATTAGGAGAACGCCTTGATCGTTACGAAGGATAACAGACTAAATAAAGGTGGAGAACATCATGGGTAGAGCAATAAAAGATAAAACAGGAGAGCGCTATGAACGACTGGTAGTTCTATCTTTTCACGAGATAAGGGGCAGAAGAACCTACTGGAAAGTAAAATGCGATTGCGGCAATATTAAAATCGCAAGAGGGGACAAATTAACGTCAGGTGTAGCTAAATCGTGCGGGTGCTTGATGGAAGAAAAACGAATTCTCAATCTAACATGGATGAACCATACGCCCCACAGCAACGGGTTTCATTTCACCGGAGGACGCACGGGGAGAGAAGAAAAATGACAATCAAGGTTCCAGCAGAAAAACTAGCAAAAGCCGTTGAAAAACATTTGCTTCCAGGACTATTGCGAAAATTGAGGGAGGAATCTAATGCCGCCAGTACCAAAACCGAACCACAACCGACGCACCCCCAAGCAAAAGAGCCGCAACCAATTCAGCCCCGAAACGATTCAGGCGATCTTTGAACGTGATGAATATGCCTGTGTAAAGTGTGGCAGTATGAAAAATATAGAGTCAGTGCCCCATCACGTCCAATACAGAAGTCAACTCGGCACTGGCACTATGAATAATGGAATAACTTTATGCCGCGACTGTCATAATCTCACACATAACAAAAAAGAAGTTCGGAAATGGTGTGAGGAATGGGTTCGCTTGAATTTAGATGAAAACGGTGACAGAATCAATTTGATACCCCTAATGCCGTTTTTAAAGCCCCCAGCAAGCCCGTGACGAGCTTTAAAATTATACATAGAGTAATTCTTCATGAGAGAATTGTAGAATAATAGAGAGGTGTTTACGCGCTAATTTGACGTAGTGTGACAAACCTCTCTTTTTTTATGCAAAAAATTCATACAATTAACACAATTGTTCGACTTTGTTCGACAACTTGTTCGTATTTTAGAATAATATTATAGAGATATGACAAATTGAACGGGACTTTCAGCACGTTTTTTTCAGAAGCGGTACCATGGGTTTATTAAATAAACGGGGGCGTTTCAATGAGCAGATTGTTGTTAGATAAACATCCAATTCTAGTTTTTCCGGAAATGGCTGTGAAAATCGGTTTAAACGAAAGCATGATTTTACAACAGCTTAATTATTGGTTGGTCAAAAGCCAGCATGTGCATGAAGGGCACAAGTGGATTTATAATACCTACGCCAAGTGGGTAGAACAATTTCCATTTTGGTCTAAAAACACCATCATACGGGCGATTGCTAACCTAGAAAAACAAGGGCTCGTTGTTTCTGGGAATTTTAATCAGCACAAATTTGATAAAACCAAATGGTATCGGATTGATTATCAAAAATTCGATGAACTGATGGGTAAATCGTCAACCCAAAATGAGTTGACGGAACAACCCAATTTGGTATGCTCCGAACAACCCAATTTGGGTACACCAATACCAGAGACTACTACAGAGATTACTTCAGAGACTACTACAACATCTAAACGGGTTCAAACATCACCCGTTGAAGAACCGCTTCGCGAGGACGAGGACGAAAAAAAAAGTAAACCAATCCCCTATCAGAAAATCATTGAATACCTGAACGAGAAAACCGAAAGCAATTTTCACCATACAGCAAAAGACAACCGTGAGCTTATAAAAGCCAGATTTAACGATGGCTTTACTTACGAGGATTTTATTCAAGTAATAGATAACAAAGTACGCCAATGGAGATATTCGCCTAAATGGGATAAGTTTTTACGTCCCAAAACGTTATTTGCTAAGACCCACTTTGACAACTATCTGAATGAGGGTGATAAAGGTGCATCGACTGGAACAGATTTTAGCAAATATGACCTTTAAAACGGGGTACTCCCCGACTTTTAAAGACCAAGACGGCAATTCTGCCCGTTGTGAAGGGTGTAATCGGTATCTACAGGAAATGGACGGACAACCGTTTTGCTTTTATTGCAACGAAATCGCGGATGAAGACGTGGCATTAGCCGAAAATACGATGAATCTCTTTAAAAACATGCAATTTAAGAAACAGCTCGATAGTTTTCAGCAGCATAGCTTGATTAATAACGCGCTTAGAAATGCAAGCTTTGACAACTATAAGCCGCAAAGCACAGAACAAGCCCAGGCGATGCAAGAATGCAAGCGCTATGCAGAAGCGTTTGACCTAGACAAGCCGCAAAGCTTACTGTTATTCGGCCCTTTTGGTACAGGGAAAAGTCATTTGGCGAAAAGCGTGACGGACATCATCATGGCAAAGGACCATACGTGTTTATTTATCAGCTTTCCAAAGCTACTAACCAAGATCAAATCTACCTGGAAAAAAGATAGTGACACGTCTGAATTTAAGCTTTATGAAATGCTGTCAAAAGTGGATTTTTTGGTCCTGGATGACCTGGGTGCGGAACGAAATAGCGTGATAGAGGACGATGCAAACTGGGCGAAACCTAAGTTTTTCGAAATCGTGGACGGTAGAGCGGGGAAATCAACGATCATTACCACCAACTTTGACACAAAACAAGCAATGCGCGTCTACGGAGAACGTGATTTATCGCGGTTTTTACAAGACGCTGCCCCTATAGAGGTTCCTGGTGACAATTACCGAATGCGCAAGTTCGGGAAGAAGCGATAATGGCTAAGAAGCGTGGCATTTCCAAAACGTCATCCGTGGAAAAAGTCGTAATGAGTAAAATGGATATACGTGAAAAAATGGCTATTGGAGGAATAGAATCACACCTTCTACGAGAAAAACGGGCGTATATCTATACCGCTCTTGAAGATATACCGGTGAACTTTCATTGGGGGCTAGGTGAAGTCAAACTGTTAGAGAAGCTATGGGAAGAAGGAAAATCCCTATTGTTCATTGCAAAGGAGCTAAAACGAAGCCCCGTGGATGTTGTACTCTTGATTATTGACCGAGATTTCAAAGGGAAAATCAAACCCCGCAGACGAGGAATATGGGGGACAACGTAAAGGAAGCGATCATGTGCCTGAAGTTCAGTTGTACAAGATTAAGGATATGACCCCTTATAAAGCAAAACATGCTTGTGAACATACGCCTAAATGTGAAAATTATTTCGTGGTGCATAACCGATTAAACGACTGCTTCAATTTATGCCAAAGAGAAGCGTTGGAAACTTTTCAAACCATTATGGACGAATTGCACGCATTGCCCGAAATCAAGATCACACCTAGAGGGTGGACGCCGAACCAGTTGAAAACATTGGTGCGTTTTCTTAGTACCTACGAGTGTGGGAAACACGGGAGACTAAAGCGCGGCACCGTCCCGGAATTAGCGGAAGCGCTTGGCAAAACTCCCAAACAAATTTACAACAAAATCTCGTGGTTAAGAAAAAATGGGGCATTTCAATGAGTATGAAACGGAAATTCAAACGCCAGGACGAACGGACGAACCTTTCGAAAGCATCGTTTAACGAAGGGTTCAACCTGGGGTTCCGAGAAGGGCGAAAAGACGGTGTATTGCACCATGCAAAAATCATGGAGGAACGGCTCCTTACTCTAAGCGAAGTTAAAGGAATAGGTGACAAAACGTTTCTAAAAATCCTGCTACACTTAGGTTATAAAGATAAAGCTTAGGGGGAGTTAGGCTTGGATTTTAAAACGTTCCAGAAACACGCATTCCGCACGATGAATACAAAGCTAACCAAAAAGGAACAGCTTAGCCATTTGATTATTGGCATATTTAACGAGCTGGGAGAAGTACATACCGCTATCTTGAACGGCGATGTTGACGGGGTGTGCGATGAAGCGGGCGACGTATGCTGGTACATTGCCAATATGTGTACCGTCTTCACTTTCGACTTCCAGGACCTTGAATATTTGCCGATGAAAGAGGATTCGTCTTTTATCGTCGAAGCTTACCGTTGTGCGGCAGAACTTGGGGGAATCGTCAAAAAATATAGCTATCAAGATCATTTTTTAAGCAAACTAGCAGCCTATCACACGCTATTTGCTGTATTTGCTAATTTAATGGGCATCTTGAATGAATTTGGATTGACTTCCGAAGCTGTGTTCAAGCACAATCATGCGAAACTCTTGAAGCGTTATCCAGAAGGCTTTGATCCAGAACGAAGTGTGAACCGTGAAGAAGAATAAATATAACAACAAAAAAACGAAGGTAGATGACATTACCTTTGATAGCAAAATGGAAGCCGACTATTATTGTTACCTGAAAATAGAACAGGAACATGGGCGAGTGGAAACCATCGAGTTGCAACCAGCTTATGAAATTATCCCGCGTTTTATTCGCAAAGGATTAACGATACGAAAAACAGTCTATAAAGCTGATTTTCTTGTTACTTATAGCGACGGAACGCGTGCAATTATAGATGTAAAAGGGGTGAAAACCCCTGTCTTTAAGCTTAAACAGAAACTATTTTTATACCATTATCCTGAACTGGATTTACACCTTGTGAAGAAATCCGGTAAGAATTGGGTGGAAATATGAAACGGGCCAAAAAAGAGGTAGTCAATTGCCCTAGCAGAGAGCGAAAAGCAAAAGAGGAACTGCCTATCGAAGCGAAAGAAACGATCAAGCCTGAACGCTATAGCACCGTTGAATCTAACAAACGGTATATCGTACCTTGTGAAACCTGCGTATATCTGATTCCCGATAGTGTGTGTGCGCTGCCGATTTGCATACGCCTAAACGGGTGGAAGGGGCAACGGCATGGAGAACAAGAGCGAGAACGAGAAGTGGCGGAGGAAAACGGAGGATTGGGTAAGGGGTTATCACTTTTATAAAAACCAACTTAAACTATTACCTGAAATTGTCTTACTTTCTACCCCAGTCTATGACAACAACGGTGGGGGGAAGTCTAACCTTCCTAGTCGGCCGACGGAAAAAAAGGTCATGGAATTAAGTAAGCTTGAAAAGGTATTGAAGATATATGAAAAGCGTGTGGCAGCTGTTGACACCGCCATGAATGAATTAAATAAGAACCAACAACGTTTGATTCATCGCATTTATTGGAGTGGGGCGAAAGAATCTGTAATTGTCATTTGTTCGGACTTAAAAATAGCAGAATCATCCTATCACCGTTGGAACAAGGAGTTTTTGAAACGCGTGTGGGGATTACTAAAGGGGGATTAACTATGCGTGTTGAATTGATGGAAACCATAGAACTATTGAGAGAACGAATGATGAAAAGTGCCCATGCCAAAGGATTTACCCATAAGGTGACAATTAAACATAGCCAGGAACTAGACCGATTGCTAACCGAATGGCAAAAGGTCCGTACAACATCCACTCGATGATGATATAGTGTGGGTGCAGGCTTTACAGCTATTAAATACCGTTGTTAAAGCAAAACGAAAAGGGGGCGCTATCGGCAGCTGCCCTCTTTTTGTGTGGACAAAATAAAAAGCCAGGATCACTCCTGACTTTCTTCCTCATCTTCTTCTAGCTCTGTGTAATAGAGGTCTAACCGGGCCTCGTGGTTCCATGCCATGATTTCGTCGAAGGTGTGCCCCACCTCCAGGCAATCAAGTAACACGCACATCCATTTACAATATTGCCAGCTTTCAAAAAGTCGATAGATTTCGTCACCAGGCTTTAGCTGTCGGTTACAATAAAAGCAAGTTTGCATATTTTTTCTCCTGGAGATATTACTTTTTTATTACTAATTATATTACTACTTAGAAGTAATATCGTTTTTTTTGTGAACAATTTGTGAACCATTTTTTTAATGAATCCTTCCTCGTGACCATGCCGAAACGTCGATGCGGTTCAACCTTATAACTTGGCCTTTTTGGATATGAGGAATATCATTAGCGGCTATCCAAGCCCTTACAGTTGGAACACTAACTTTTAAAAATTCAGCGGTTTCTTTAATTGTCATTATTTCGTTTTTTTCGATACTTATTTCGTTGACAATATCTCGGATTATTTCTTTCAAGATGGTTCGTTCTGTCAATATCATTTCAGATGGAAACTTCAAGATCACTTCATCGTTATTCATTCTAAGCCTTCTTCTCCTTTTCTGTCATTCGTTCATGCTGTCCCTTACCCAGTTCACGATATAAAGCGGACCTGGATACTTTGGTAATCTCACAAATTTCTTTGACGGTCTTTCCACCCTGTTCGAATAGCTCAATCGCATGGTTCATTCCTGGGTGCTTCTCAGTATATTTCCGCAAGCGCCCCTTGTATTTCCCTTGTTCCTTAGCTAAGGCAATTCCTTCTTTCTGCCTTTGTATGATTAACTCACGTTCTAGCTGTGCCACGGCAACCATGACTGTTAAAAGAAAATTGGAATAGGGGTTGTCATCGCTGGTATCTAGCCATTTATCCTTTAGGGATTTAAGGTTCGCTTTTTTCCCTCGGATAGTGTCAACCAATTGGAATAGATCACGGCTTGAACGGATTATCCTGGTTAAATCAACAATCACAATCGTGTCACCAGGCTGTAATTCTTCCAGTAAAGCCAAGAGGACGGGGCGCCCCTTGGTATCTTTTGCTGATTCCTTTTCTACACGGATTTTATCCTTGTCAATGCCCGCTTCGGTCAATGCCTTGATTTGCCGAGCGGGGTTTTGGTCATCAAAACTTACTCGTACATAGCCCCAATCTGCCATGCTAATTACCTCCCTCTATATTTGCCCATGCGCATATCAATCGCACATTTGAGGACGTTGAAATGGTGGTTATCCAAGCTGCCGATACAGTTCATTAAGTTAGATTCATTGCTGCTGTTCCACAAGTTTAATGAAAATCTACCTAGATTTATCATGGAACCTGTTAAATCAAAGGGTTTGCGGTCAATCCAGGCTTCATAGTCAGGGTGTAACTTGTCATCGTCACGATATTTGCGATAGGTTTCCCAATCCTCATTGTATTCTTCATCCCATTTGAGATAGCGCCATATCCAGTCCACAGGCTTTTCAAAAACGTTGATTAGATGCTCGACCTTGTGATAGATCATTGGCACAGACAAAATATAGCAAGCGGCTTGATATTCTGTGTCCTTTGTTGCTAGTGGCCAACGGCGAAGGGTTCTTGCATAGTTCTTTTCGTGCTGTTCATTCACAAAATAGATGCCTTGCCCTTCATATTCGTGGGATTTAATGAGTTCTTCCTTCACTTCTTTTTTAGTTCCTTTCGAGGTAATGATTGTGTACTCCTTCGCTTCACGGTCATAGCCCCATATGGTGCCAGCGCCTAACCCTTCTACCATGACATCTTGATTCATGTAAAATTTCATAGTCAATCTTCCTCCTTATCCCATTCGGGTATTGGGTAACACTCAAAGCTATTCATCTGTTCTTTCGGTAGCTCTAGTCCTCTAGCAAAGGCACTGATTAAAGCAGATTCGATAATGAGGTCCTCTTGGGTGCCTGGGATAGCCTTGTGATATAGTCTGACTTCCAAATCGCCGTAGTCTAGGATGATTAAATGGGTGACAAGCTGCTTGCTGTTGATCGCATAGCCGCCGCTGTCCTGGGTGATATACATAGTCTCAACTCCTTTCAATGGTATGGCAATAAGGGAACCGAGAACGGCTCCCTCTTGGTGCTTACTACCGCTATTACAGTTTCTTAATAGATAGCTGAGTTTGGTTTAAGTCCCCGCCAACTTCCTTTTTGAATGCCTGTTCGTTGTTCTCGTCCTCTAAAGGAAAATAAAAATCCCCGTCCAGGTACACTTTGCTTTCTTGAATCAAACGAACCATTGCCTTCTCTGGATTACTTTTTAATTCTTCAATGTCAGAAACTTCCGCATGAATAGAAACACCTAACCTTGCCCATAATTTTGTCATGTTTCTTCCTCCTTTTTTTAGGGAACCGAGATCGGCTCCCTCTTGCTTAGATGGTTGCAGCTATTAAGTACACCACGACAACAAACCCGACAATGACGAGTAATCCCAAGGTGTCTTTCATAGATTACAGCTTACTTTTATCCGCTTGTAGTTTTAAAATAGCTTCATCTAAATCTTTAATTTGCTCACGTTCAGGCATAGCTTGATTGATTTCACGAAGCATATCATACAGATCGTATTGGTTTTGCTCTGGATAGCGCTTAAACTGTCGGCCAACAATCTTCCAATCCTTGATAAAATAAACACCATTGTCATAGTTGTCACAATCTAGGTTTTTGCAAGTGTCGATGCCAACGGATAGCCCACCGCCAAAGTAGTTGCCGATCACCTGGCAAAGTCTAGCCATTCCGTAACAGTCGCTTTCAGGCACACGATAATCTTTCAAGTCGCAATAGGTTAGGAATGCGGAAACACTGTCATAGCCGCCGTTCCAGTGGAGGTAAATACCGATATTGTCTGGTTGCACCTCCCCGTTTTCACTTGTGGTAATAACTGCTCTGTTACCCATAATCAATCGCCCACTTTCGATTGGTCAGGCGCTTTCTCCACCTGGGATAGATCAAGTCTATCCAGTGGGGGAACCATCGGCCAATGGCTCACGATGATTCCCACTAGGATAGCTGATTAAAGCTTTCTGGCGGTTACAGGATTTTCCCAATCACACATCATTGCTTCATCTTCGATTTCTTCCCAACCGTCTACCACATCCCAGGAGACTAGCACATCGTTCCCGAATTGGTCCGTACCGTGGGCAAGATACCAAGGGCGCTCACCAGGAATGCCGTCGATATAAGGTTCTTGCGTTAAAGTGATTTTTTTGTCCTCGAAATAGACAATCGTCTTGTTTGCTTCGTTTTCATATCCGTAAAGAGCGCCGCCTACAATTTGCTTTGCCTTTTCAACTAAACTCTCGCTGCCGTCATCATTCAAGCGAAACACTTGAAGATTGTTGTTAAAGCGTTCGAGTGCTTCCCGTGGTTCAATTTGCTTCATCCCTTCCCATGTGTAACCCATTTTTAATCCTCTCCCTTTTAGTTGTAATGGAGTAAACCCAGGTCTAACCCATTCATTGCCAAGACCATCGGCCAATGGCTCACAATGGTCTTGACTAGCATGGTTAGAGATAACCTTTTTCCTTCAAACTGACAAATGTTGGGTCACCCATGATGATATGGTCTAACAAATCAATGCCTATCAACTTGCCGCATTCGACCAGGCGCTTCGTGACGTCGATGTCTTCGCGGCTTGGAGTTGGGTCGCCGCTTGGATGATTATGCCAACAAATGATGGATGCCGCATTGTTTAAAAGCGCCGCCTGGAACACTTCACGGGGATGAACGACACTTGCGTTTAAGGTGCCTTTGAATAGTACGTGAACACCGATGATTTTGTTTTTAGTGTTGAGAGTAAAGATGCCAAAGCGTTCGGCGGGTTCTTCTTCCATTGTCAGCAAAACTCTTATTGCCATTGCTCCATCCTCTGGAGAATGGATGATGATGTTTTCCAGGTCATACAATCCAGTTTTCTCTTTGACTAACTTCGTGCTGTAAAAACTTACTCGTTTCATAAAATCGCCCACTTTCGATTTAGTACAGGTGCTTTCTTCACCTGGGATAATCAAATCGACTTATCCTTCCACGGGGACAAGGGATAACCTTGCCGCCCGTCTTGTGTAGTCGATTAAAGCGTTTCATATTCCTTGGTTTCAGGGTTTCGATATTGAATTTCCGTGCATCCCCACAAACCTGATGACCAATTGAGAGGGGCAAAACTGGAATCAGAATCAGATAAACCGTAGAAGTAAATCTCCCCATCATCGTCTAAGAGTCTAAACCGATGTTTGCCGCCTTTGTAAGCGACTGACAGATAACCCACCTTGCACCACTTGGCTTCCTCTGGCATCTTGTGAACATTGTCCTTAATGATTTTGTAGCCCATTGTTCATCCCTCCTATTGGGTGGGGTTTCCCCCTTACCCAAATAATACCATGTACAAATGTACATTGCAAGTATAACCCTATTGGGACATGAAAGTTTATTGACAGTTTATTGAGAGTTTTCAGACGTTAAACTGTGATATGGTGATATTGCAAGGAGTTTTCCTAATCACGTATACACCAACCTTTATGGGCCTACCGATTTCGGTGGGTTCTTTTTGTATAGATAGAAAAAGTGTCACGCAGCGAGCACAATTTTTGGGTGGGGGAAAAGGAAATGGGAATGATCGTGGGTGCTAAACGGGTAAAAGCCAAGAGACATCAACCAAGAGTCATTGGTGGTTATCTTACGAGAGGACAACAAGAGCTCGTAGACTTTTATGCCGCCGCCAGGGAAAGAGAAAAGAAAGCTAAAAAGCAAGCGGCCCAGGAACAACAGAAAAAGGAAAATCGGCACGGGGGAAAAGAGGATTGGAGTTGAAGCAAGGAATTAGAATCCTTGTTACTCTATAAGAAGGGAAGTGAATCACACATGGGTAGAAACCAATATGAAGGACTTACCCAACAGCAGATAACATTCGCTGATTATTACCTAGACCTCAACAATGCTTCTCAATCTGCGATAAAGGCTGGGTATTCGCCTGATTCCGCATATTCACAGGGTTCTAGGCTGCTGAAAAATGAAAAGATTAAGGAATATATGGCCGATATTCGACAGCAAAGGCGGGAGAGAGTCAACTCCCAGCTATCCAAATATGCCGAGGATGCCGTCAAAATGCTCTATGACCTGGCCACAAATGCGGATTCGGAAGCGGTCCGAACCCAGGCAATCAAAGATATTCTTGATAGAGCTGGCTATAAACCAGTCGACAAGACGCAATCACAAGCCGAAATCAACGGAAAAATCGAGTTTGGCTTCACTGATCCGTCCCAAAAGGATTGAAAAGTGTCCCAATCTTAGCAAATATGAACTTTGCCCACCGGCCCAACACTTTACCTGGCAACCGGCATCTAGCCGCAGCTAGTTAAATATTACTCTAATCCTGCCAAAATGTGCCTAGTCATAGCCTGGCACCAATCCAGGTCGCACATTCCTCTTAATTTCATCGACCACAGGTGATAAGGATTAGATCGTGGCGGTTTCCTCCCTTTTCCGCAGAAAAAAGGGGGCAAAATGACTGTTAGTTTTGGGACATGTAAATGGGACGTTCCCAGCCTTGAAAACACGTTTCTTCTATAGAGTACCAAGCGAGTATACTCTCATGGGACACAGCTTCAAACCTGGTATCACAATCAAGGGAAGCAAGCAAGCCGACAAGCAGCGGACTACATGTGCCCTATGCCGCCTTGCTTCCTTTCATTGTGATACTAGCCCATCTCTTTTTGGGGGATGCAACCTTGACCTTGATCTTGACCTTGCCTTGATGTTGGAAAGCCAGGCCGCAGCCGATTCCCTCATTATAATAGAAGCCAAACCGCAGCCGATTCCCTCATTTAATAGAAGCCGAGCCGCAACCGATTCCCTCGTGATTCCCACGCATAATGGAAGGGGGGTGGGGGGGTACGTGCGCCGCGCCCGCGCGTCCGTCCTCTCATACCATCCCCACTATTTTTAAACAAAAAAGCAATTTACAAAAAAAGGAAATTTTTTTAAAAAAAACAAATAACCAATTTCCAAAAAAAGGAAGTGTCCAATGTCCGTCAAAGAACTAATCCGAAGCGAAGCTCAAGCGTTCACCTATTTATTGGAAGATGTCTTACCAGACAGTCGCGAAAAATCATTGGCTCTCACCAAGTTGGAAGAAGCCATGATGTGGGCCAACGCGTCCATTGAGCGAAAAGAATAATGTTTCTCACCATCACCTACACCAATACATACGGCAAACAAGTCAGTCATACCATTGGCGGGGTTGAAAAACCCGAACAATCTATCCAAGAATTGATGAAAAGATACGGATTTTACCGCGAAGACGTACAAAGCATTGAGATAAAGGAGAATGGTCATGACAAATGAGTGGTTCGCCCAAGAATTTGTGGCAGAAGTGGATGGGGTGGAATACAAGGTAGGGGATGAAGTATACTATCCAAATTTGTGCTGGAGTTCGGATTGGAATGGCGACGAGGTGGGATTCGATGATATAGATGTAGTCGGATTGTATTCGTTCCCCAACACGGAAATTTATATCTATGTGAACGTGGAAAATGGCGTGATCTTGGATATATGGAACGGGGAGGAAGAAGAAGAATGAACCTTTATACCTTTCACGAAGTGGATAAATCCATAAAAAGGCGAAGACCGATTGAATACGTCATCAATGAAAAAGGGTGCTGGGAATGTGTGAGCCATAAACCTTCAGGATGCGGGTACATTGTATTGAAACGCCGTCCAAAGAGTGTATATTTACACCGCGCGGTATATGAACAATGCAAAGGAGAAATACCGGAAGGACTAGGCATACTTCATTCGTGTGACAACCCGATTTGCTTCAATCCGGACCATCTATCCGTTGGGGACCAGGCAGCCAATATGAGAGACAAGACCGAAAAGAACCGGCAGGCCAAAGGGGAAACCTCTGGCAAAAACAAGCTGATGGAACGGGACGTAGAAAAAATCCTTTGTGATTCCCGGCCAAGAGTAAAAATAGCTGAAGAATACGGTGTGCATCACGCAACCATTTCGAAAATCAAAAAAAGACAACGATGGCGGCACGTCATGGTAGGAAAGAGGTAGTGAAATGACCCTAGAAAACTATCCGTTTTATGATCGCGCCAGAAAGCTATGGGAAAAGACCCAGGAGCAACAAATCGTAAAAGGCTTACATAAATACGAAGAACCCTTTACCCCCGCGCATTGGACCTCCGAGCAACTCCTAGACCACGCCTTGCAAGAAAGTGTGGACTTGGTGCATTACTTGGTGGGGATGCAGGAGAAAAACATAGAAATGCACCGAGAGATTCATTTGCTGCGTGCCGAATTAGCGATTGCGCGGCACCGAGTGGAAGTTTTGGAACGAGAAAAGGCAAGTTATTTTATCCCAGAAACGAAGAAACCCACGTACTACGATTTAGACGATGAATTTTAGGGGGAACGAGACAATGGAAGGTTACGTGAAAATGAGTATAGAAGAATTAGAGATAATGTTGAATCGACAACGCGCTTTGGATGCGATGGTTACAAAGTTAAGAGAAGAAAATTGGGAACTGGGAGAAAAAAATGAGCAATTAATCGCCCATAACCAGCGCTTGCAAGAAAAAGTACGGCAACTATCGGACCCGAACCCCATCCTAGAGTATTACCTACGGAAAACGGAATGGCTGTCCGAACAGGTAGACGAATTGGAAAGTGTCTTAGCGGAACTGTACCCCGAAGAAACGGATGAAGACGAGGAAGAATTTGACCCTCATTGTAGCATCTGTAACTTAGGGGAAGAACTTGCGGAGAAAATCGCGCGGGAACTGGAAGAAGATACGGAAAAACGAACAATAATCATTCGAA